GGGAACAAATCATCGGCAGTTTCGTCTGATTTTTCAGAATGCGTTCCTGCCTGCGCCGCGAGAGCGGCGCAGGCGGCCGACGCGCCCGACATCATGGGGATGTACCGGTTTCGACGGGGGTGTGGAGGCAGGAATAGCGGGCGGCGGCGCCTGACCGCCATAAAACGGGCACCTTATAAATTAAAGAACAACAACGAAACTGTTCTTCTCGCTGCTTAATTAGCGAGCGTTCCCGCCGGGAGGACCACGGCCCGGCAGCGGAGCGTCGATGAGTGGTGAACGTGCGCACGCTAAGCTTTGCGCGTGCCATGCATGATGAAGCTACCGGACGGACAGGCTTGCCGGTTTGCCTGTCCTGAAGGGAAAGGGGACGCACAGCGTCCCGCAAAAACCCGCTGCGCCCGGAGAAGTTCCTGTCAAAGCGCTTTCGGACGGGGGTTCAACTCCCCCCATCTCCACCAAATAGTGCAAATCCGAACTCATTCTTTTTCGTGAAGCACTGTGTCGGATTTGTTTTCATAGTAGAGGACGTAGGTTAAACTGCGTCCTCTTTTTTAGGTGTCTCGTAAGTAAGAGCCTGTTTGGAATCTCCAATGCCAGCAGTGGTCGGGTCAGTCACGATACCGAGAATCGTGAGGACTGCGAACAGGGCGTTTACGACTGCCAACAGCTTGTCTCCCAGCTCACCCAAATTGAGGGTGTAACCGAAGACAGCGGCAATCACCTGTACCAGCAGAAGCACCGCCGGAATCAGAGCAATCCAAAAGCTCTTGTTTTTTACACGCACTTTCCAGTTAATCATGTTGATTTCCTCCTTAAATTTGATGTTTGAAGTAGTTAAAGTAGCTGTTCTTGGCTTTTTTCGTATAACTTCCTCTATATACACGCGTATCTATAAAAAGTTTACGCAAAAACCGATTTTCAACTACTTTTACTACTTGGGTTAAAACAGCTTATTGACCTCGGACTGCACTTCGTTCGGGTCATAACCAGCCTGTTTCAGACGATTTACACGGTCTGCACCGTTGCCCCACGAAGACCAGCGAGCGTCAGAGCAAGTACCGTTGTAGATTTCTTTGGCGATTTCAGCCGCAGATTTCTTCGCAGTACCAGCCGCAGTGCCGGACTTGGTAGTGATAAAAGCGTCATAGCCAGCGGCTTTCAGCTTTGCCATCATGTTCTCGGCATTGGACTTCTGACTGTAAGCACCGACCTGTACCTTGTACAGATTACCCATCTGCACGATGTAGGTATCAAAGCCAGCCGCTTTCAGCTTTGCCGCCCATGCGTCAGCATTGGAACGCTTCGAGAACGCCCCTGTCTGCACTCTGTACAACGTTTTACCGTCAGAGGGTACATCTACCTTACCAGTGTCGGTAGAGCCGCCTGTGAGACGCTTAGTGACCTCTGCGGCGAGGTTGCCGAGACGGTTGTATAGCCAGTCTCCCGGGCAAGATTTGTTGGCGAACCATCTATGTACCGTCAGTACCATTTCATCGGACTTCGGCGCATAGGCAAGGGTTTTATTCTTATCGCCCAGCCACAAGAGCTTGCTCTTGCCATTACGCTGACAAATATCAACGCACAGGTTCACGAGAGACGCATACACAGCGTCATTGAACGCATACGGAGCGGTCTTGTCAGACGCACACTCGATAGTGACTGCTCGCTGGTCGTTCTCACGACTGGAAGAACACCACGAACGGTTTTTCTCCTCAACGCTCATGGAGATACGACCGTCAGTGCCGATACCGTAGTTGCAACTCGCCTGTCGAGAGGTGCTGATAAAACAGCCACAGATACTCTCTGCGGAGAGCTGACCTACTACACAATGCGGCGTGATACGGTCAATAGAATGGGTTCTCTGCCCGGAATGGTTCGGGGAGAGCTTGGTGTAGACCACCAAAGGACTGTTGCTCATTTTTGTTTCCTCCTTCTTGTCATAATCGGTTAAATGCCATATCTCAATAACACGCATGAGGTTGTCCACATACTTGTGAGACGTAGCATAGCCATCGGCTTTGATATTCTCAAGGTATTTCCGAGGGTCGGTAATGCCTTTGAGATTTTTATAGTTAGGAATGTTGATGAAATCGAAGTAGCCGATAACTCCGTTTTCCATATCCTTGAACTTACACCACTGCATAGCAGAACTGGTGTAACTGCCGTCTGCGTTCTGCTCACTTCCTACCATGTGATAGGTACCGATACAGGTCTTGCAACGACCTTCCCGGTATTTCAGACCAAAGTAGTTATGAGCGTTTACAGCCAGCTCGGAAGTGCCGTAGCCACTTTCCAACACCGCTTGGGCGATGATAGGTGACACGACTTCGATTCCGTACATCGGGGCGTACTTCTTGATATACGCCGCAACGGTTTTGACAAAATCTGAATGGTTCATCGGGTATCACCCCTTTCATACCCACCATCGTTTTCTTGGCTTACCGTGATAGATTTCTTCTTCCTCGTATCGGTCAAGTCGGTGGTGTGCGGATTTCGTAGACTGCTCAACCATCACGACACGCTCGGACAGGTCATTGACCTTGACCTTAACGTCTGTGATTTCCTTGCGGATTTCTTTCGTATCATCACTGATAGAATCCAGCTTTTGAGACAGAATAGCGTCAACCTGTGCTTTCTTGCTCACCTCGTCATTATTGGCTCGACTATTGCTCTTGAAAGCAAAGTACACGGCGGCAACAACGGAGACGAAGGTAAGAATCTGATTGAACTCAATGTTCACATTTCTTGTCCTCCTCTTTTAGAATGTGAGGGAGAGCCGGGAGCGACCCTCCCTCATGCCGCCTTATTCCGTGATAAGGTCTTCCAGCTCAAGGTCAATGAGCATTTCCTTTACCTGTTCTTTGAGAACAGCCGGAACGCTTGCGTAAGTACGCTTACCCTTGATAATGAGTGCCACATAGATAACAGCCATGTTATTCACCTCCTTCCTGTTGAGCCATAGCATAATGCGCCACAGCATGATTATTCCTCCAACAGCTTCTTGACTTCCTCTCGGAGCTGTTCGGGTACATCGTTAATGGTCTTGAGACCCTTGCGAATCAGTGCAACGTAAATCTTAGCCATAGTTAGTTACCTCCTAAAACCATTTCATATACTTCCGCAAGTGCCACCTGTACATCGGTAACACTGTCGGAGGTTGCGTTGAGAGCGGCTACCAGCTTCTCCTCCTTGGTCTTCTCACGGAACGCAAGATAGAAAGTGCCGTCAGCCCATTCCATCTGCTGAATGAAGACCATATCAGTGTAGGTAGTCTCTGTCTCCCCATCGGAGACCTTCATAGTAGAGAGATTATCTTTGAAGATAGTCTCGTCTACCTTTTCTTTGCTGACATAGTTCGTGCCGTTCATATCCAGCCCGGTCAGCTTTTTGCCATTGGCAAGGGTGATAGTGTACATTTCGTTACCTCCTTTAATTGATTGAACAGGGTGTCCATGTTACTTCGTTGTTTCTTACTCATTATTTTGTAATGATTCTTAAACCAACTCTTATAGAAGTCCGTAAACTCCTTTTCTGTTAGCTTCGGAGCGAGTTTCTTCATTTTCCGTCTCATTGCGGTAAGCCGTTTGGGATTGATTTTCTGAATCACCCTCCCGGTGTCCGTTAGAGAGTATTGAACTTGAAGAAATCGCCAATGCTCGGAGAGCTTACAGATTCTCGTCTTCCGGGTATTGACCGTGATTCCGAGTTCGTTCGCTATCTCGATAATGTCCTCAAGAAGCTCCTGTAAGAACTCTTTGCTCTCGTGGATAGCATAACTATCGTCCATGTAGCCAGCGTAGAATTTCACACCTCGAACGATTTTGACATAGTTATCAATTCGTATTCGGTAAGAGATTCCGGCGGTCTGTGCCACTTGGTCTCCGATATTGAGGTGCTTCCCCATGAACTTTTCGCCTGTGAACAGCTTCGGGTTCATATACTGATAGAGGAGAGAATCAAACAACCTGTCGAGACAGTGTTCGTATTCTTCATCGCTCATGTACGATACATCAATCCTTGAGCGTTCTACGGTCTTTCGCAGAAGCCATAGGGCGTGTTCATCATCGACATACTGCTCAAACAGCTTCAACAACACATCATGTCTAATATTGTCGTAGTATTTCGAGAAGTCTATCAGAAGAATGTACCCTTCGTTGCTACCATGCTGTGCATAATATTTCCGAAGGTGGGTGAGCAACCTCTTACGAGTGAAAGCGATACCTTTTCCGACAACGCTTGCTCCATTGTCATAAATGAGGTGTGGTTCAATCAGAGGATTCAAAACCTCGTCACAGAGAGCGTGTTTCACGATTCTGTCTTGAACCTGTTCGCCTGTAATACGCCGGAGCTTTCCTCGTTCATGCAAGGTGAAGTTTGTAGTTGGTAAGAACTCATACTCCATGTTCTCAAGGTCTCGTTGCATTTTCGATAACTCCAACAGATAGGTCATGTTAAACCTCTGTACCTGTGGTTTCCAATCACTACCTTTCATTGCTTTAGCTTTACTTTCGTAAAGAACATTTCCATCAAATATCTTGCGCTGATAACCTCGGCTATCGTAATAGGAGGTGTCGCATTTAGTATTTACCATACGGAAGGATAATCTCTCCTTTCTCTGTCTGTGAAACGCTCGATAGGCTACTCAATCACAGAATCGAAATCCGGGCGAACGCCATTAGAATTAGAAGCGTTGTTGTAGTTCGCATTACCGTTGTTGTTGACATTGGCGAAATTGGAAGCGGAATCAGAGATTACCCTCTTGGAGAGCCGACTTGAACTTGTTGTCAGATTTTCTCCAACCTTTAAGAAGGTTTATTTCGGTCTGTATCATTTCAGCGAAACGAAGGTACTTGTTCACATCGACAGGAAGGGTCTCGATAGCATACTGCAATTCCTGTGTGAGCCTATAACACTGTCCGACTGCTCGGTCTTGGTGAACTCTACGTTCAATCAGTTCTTCCCGGTAGGTTGGGTAAATGCTGTTTGCAACATATACCTCCTCGGTGATACTACGCAGACAATCAACAATCACTTTTCGCTCGTCTGCGATGAACCATTCTGCAAACGCAGTGTTCTTTTCCATGAGCTTTTCATATCGGACTTTTTCATCGGGTGATAACTCCTCATACGGTCTGCCGCCGAAGGTCGTTTCGACTTTCTTCACGGCTTTGTCGAGGTCGTACCCGAAATCACGGAGCAGTAAATCCGTGACCTCCTTACGCATTTTATTGAGGTGGTGAAATACCTCAAACTGTGACGGTTTTCGTTTCGATTTCAATACAGACACTTGTTAATAAACCTCCTTGTGCGCCCCACAAGGGGGCGCAGATTTAAGATATACAGAAAGCCGGGCGAACGCCATTAGAATTAGAAGCGATGTTGTAGTTCGCACTACCGTTGTTGTTGACACAGGCGAAATCGGAAGCGGTAATAACGTCTCTCAACCACCATGTCGCACGATTGCAAATACGGCTCGGCTCGTGCTGGAACAGCGGCAACTGGGATTTCTCTACACGGTAGTTAGCCGGGACATTGCTACCGTCAGAAACAGGGGAGAAAATACCACTGCCGTAGACCATCTGCTCGCACATAAGGTCAACTTCGGAATCGCACCATGCGCCGCCGGAAGCACGACCATTCGCAACAGCGTTCGTCAGATAGATTCTGTGTTTCAGAACATGACCGCTGAACGCACTCTTGATAGTGGTCTTAGCCTGTTCGAGATTGCTCTTGTACATATCCGAACCGACATAGCCGCCAGCCGTAGTATTTGCCGCACCGCTTTCCCAACCGCCGGAGCTGGTGTTGTGCATTTGTGCGTTGTACAGGCAAGTGTCCGGCACGATAACTACATGGTGGGTAGTACAGCTCGTATCACCGCTGTTGAAGTAGTAATCGAACGCCGCAATACGGTAGTTGACACCGCCGATAGTCCAGTAGTCACCGATGTATAAATCATCGAATGTACCAGCCTTGATAGCGGCATACTGGGCGGTAGTCACGGTGCTACCCAGCGACTTACCACGGTAAATTGCATTGTGCGCCCCGGCGTTGTTAAAGAGCAGAGGAGCGATTTTCGCTTCCGTACCCTCAACCGCCTTGGCTCTGAAATTGGCAAAGGTGATTTTCTTCAAGCCTGTGCCATCGTGAATCGGAATCAGACACGAATCGGTCGGTGTGGTGAACGCCGTGAGTTCCGTCACTTTCTTGGTTTCAATACTGATTGCACTCATTTTTATTCCTCCTTATATTTCCAATCTGCCACGATTGCATTACCCAAATCGTCAGCAAGAAGCGTAGTACCAGTGTTGTCAATCGCAACAGGTACAGTGAAAAGGTTCTCCAAGGTCATGTGTTCCAGTGCCGCCAAACGTTCGTCTACTTCGGTAATCTGATTTTGCAGACTTCCGGCAATATCTTCGTTCAGCTTACCTTTGATACCAGCAAACCATGTGTTAAATGCCGCAGTCTGCTCGCCCTCGTAGGTAGTCATGTGTTCCTCATAGGTCTTTTCGATTTGTGCCAAAGACGAATCGCCCTGTGCCTTGAGGTTGACGAAATACTGGGTCAGCTCTTGATAAGAACTATCACCCGAGCTTTTGAAAAGCTCCTTCTGCGTGGTGAAGTAGGTCTGAAACTCCTCATACAAGTTCGTGCCGTTTTCCAGCATAGACATGATGTAGTTCAAAGCTTCGTTCATACGGTTAGCGTCTTTCGCACCGAAGAAGGATTTCTCCTTATTGGTGTAGGTCGTAACATCGTTGAACGATACCGTACCATCGGAGTTATCGACCTGTGTGTATCTTTTCAGACCACTCCAAACAGCGTCCGTATAATCAGTAGGAAGTAATTTCCACGCCATTTATAACCCTCCCTTCATACCAAAATTCCATGTGAATGTCCTCCTTCCCTCACTCTCATTGGTGAGCCTGTCGTAAAGGTCAAGGATTGCTCCCTCCAAACGATTGAGTTCTTTGAAATCCATCGTATTACCATTGGCGGCATAGGTAGGAGCAGTGCCGTAAGACCTCTTGAGACTGTGGGTATTGATGATGACGAGGTTCGCTTCCAGCGCATTGATTTCATCAGCGTAGAAGTAGTCCTTTACGGTCTTATCGCTTCCGACAGACTGAATAGCGAACTCGTCATACATCTTGATAGCCAACTCACGGAGGTATTCGAGGTTGTTCTTAATTCGATTGAAGTCCACGGCATTGAATCTGTCCCCGGTGTAAACACCATCGACAGTCTCACCGTTCCAATCGGTTTTCGGTGTAGACCACGACATTTTAACCTCCAATCCTTCGGGCGGTTACTCGACCCGAAAATGCTTGCTTGAAATTGACAGTGTGACGGTAGATATTTACCCTCATACCATCGTGGAACTCGTTTTCTTGGTACACAATGTCTGTAGCGTCCAGCTCGGGATTTCCTCGAGTATCGTATTCGTACTCGATTCCGGCTGTATAGTAATCAGCCAGCCATGTAGCAAGCTCATTCGCCATTGTGGTATTACTTATCAGAGGATTCTTCCACTTGACTGTCTTACCACGAGCATTGAGAGACACCGTAGCGTACTTCTCAACGATTTTGTACCGATAGCCCTGTACCTCGAGCTTAAACGAGCCAGTGACATTGAATTTGATGGTAACGAAGTAGTTACCCCATGCCACTACGGTTGCCTTACCCTCGACTTCATCGAGCTTCACCTTATAGCCATAGGAAGGGTCTTGAATGTAATAAGTCTCGACCTCACCAGCGGCTACATCTATGTCCTCATAGACAAGGTTTTCTTCTCGATTATTCTCTTGGTAGGTGTAACATGGGACGATAACCTCTTTGATAAGCTCCTGTTTGATAGCTTTCGGGGAGGAGGTCATGTCCCGGCGATTCATGGTGAAATCCACAACATCGCTCAAACTGAAATAGCTCAGCACGATACGGTTGTACGGTTCTGCGGTTTTGGTGAACTCAATCTTCATCACATCGAAATCATCGAAATCTCGAAGAATAATCGAAGTGGTGCTGATTTCGTCTTTCTCAACCGGGTATTCATTTACAGGCTCGCCACCCTTGTACGTTCTGATTGTGAACGCCGCCGGGAGAGCTGTACCGAAAACCAGCTTCAAACCGTAATAAGCTCGAATCGCTTCTATCGTGATAGTAACGACAGGATTTTTTGTGAATGTTCCGTTTGCCCCGGAGATTTCCTTCGAGACATACCCGGTTGTCAGAGCCGCCTTGCCGTTTCTCGGAAGGAAGAACATCGTCCCATCGGTAGGGGTATAATTCCCGGCGAGGGTTGCATATTCGACCTTCGGTGTGTCCGTCAGCACGTTTGCGGCATTGGAGTAGGTCTCCTCGCCGTTGGTTGCGATGGAAGCACTCGGCATGAAATTCGACTTGATTTGAACCTTTCCGTCTCGAGACTGGGTGAGAACACATCGACAGGCATTTGCGATAATCTGCAATGCTTCTTTGTATTTCACTCTCGGAATCGGGTTGTTAGAGTAGAGCTTCTTCAAACGTGGGTCGATATAATACTCGGAAATCCCAGCGTCCTTCAAAATCTCCTCTGCCAGTGCGTAGTAGCTTTTACCAGCGGCACTATACAGACCCTTCACATACTCGCCGTCCATGTTGCGGAAAATGTCTTGGCAACGGATTGTAGCCGTGTTATCGTCACTTTCCCATTCAGAACACCACAGGTGGTTTCCTTGAATCCACTCGATAGTGTCAGAACCCGGGGTCTGATAACCGTACATAATATCCATTTCCTGTCCTGTCTCGAGGTAGTTGATAGCCGAGTTCGGGTTGTCCACATTGAAGTAGTGGTCGTAGTTTTTCAGCGTGACCGAAAAATCGAACTGCGGAACGTCAGCCCCGATAGGGGAAACGTAACTGTCAAGAGAAGAACTCATAACAGAATCGTTGTAATACACAAGTCCGTAACCGAACATGATAGAGTAGATACGCAAGCGGCTTTGAGGGTGCTTCATCTTGTAGAACACCAGCTTGATATAGGTCGTATTTTCCAATACTTCCTCGGTACTCCACTTTGATTTCGTATTCCCTCTAAACTCAATGGTCTGCCCGGTGCTTCCGACAATATCGAAATCAACCGGGTAATTCTCACCGAAGTTAATCGTGAGACCCTTGAAATCCGTTGCGATTGTGTTCAAGCTGATAACCACTTCACATCGAGCTTCGGAAACCAACTTGTCCGAGACAATCCCGGTATCATAGTATCTTCCTCCCTCGGTAGCCCGAGGGAGAAAGAACATAGAGCCATCTACTTTCGTGAACTCCTCCTCAAGAGTGGCATAGACCGTATCGTCAATATGCTCTCCGAAGATATTGTCCTTGTTCGAGTAGTAGGCATAACTGCCATTATCGACCGTAGCTTTCGCCTGTGCTTCTTGGTTCACAAGTCCGAAAGAAATCATAATGTATGCTCTCTCACGGAGAGAGGACTTCATGCTTTCCTTGTATGCTTTCGATACTTTCTGCATAAAACCCCTCCTTTACTCGCCAGTGTCGATAAGATTTACCTTGCAATTCCGATAATGTGTTGGAGTACCGTCCTCTGTAACCCAGTAGGGTTCTCCTGTACGGTCTCCGCAGTACATTCTTACGGTTTTGCGTTTGTTTGTTACCGGGTCATTAAATTCGACATAGACGAAGAAATTGCTCAAGATAGAGAGAATCCGTTCCCATTGAGCCGCAGTGAGCCACGCCCACTCAAGCCCATCTATCTTGTACTGGTCTCGTCCAACTCTTTGACCCACAACAGCACCGTTAGCGTCTCGTCCGCTGTCAACCACGGTGGTTACGACCACGCTCACACCTCGTTTACAAGGTGGTAGCTCATAACCATTTATCGCTAAATATGCCATCGCTACACACCTCCTTTACTCGGTGAAGCTGAAACCGTTCGCTTCCTTCTGCGTGGTAACAGCGTCATTGATTGTACGGTTGCCGACCTTTACGATGGTCTGTTCCTTCTTGTCTGCCTGTCTCTTGGTATCAGTAGCGATTTCCTTGAGAGTAGGCTCGACATACTCGTGGTAGAACTCACGCATATTGCGAGACCACGAATCATCGGAATATGCACCGTCATAGGATTTCTTGGAATCTTCGTACACCGTCTGTGCCAGCGAGTTATAAGGGTCATAGCCGCTTGCCGAAGCAAGTACGAGGTTTTCGTTGATTCCAGCGGTACTTACGACAACGGCATTGATAATACCGTTCGCACAAGTCACAATGTCTCGAGACATGGACTGCCAGTACCCGGAGAACTGTGCCATACCGCTCACGATGGAGCTGTGCATGACGGAAGCAAGCTGGAATCGGTTCAGCACCTCGGTAGTACCATTTACATGACCCACCAGCTCTGCACCGCTCTCACCAGCAACGAACATAGAGCCATGCGCCCGGTTCGTGCCGCCAGCATATTTCGGCATTGCTTTCCACATATTCGGAGTGATGATACCGCCGGAAGCGAACATCTTCACGCCGCCGTTTGCACCAACGATACCGCCGTTCGCCAGTCCAAAGAACTTCTTAATAGAAGTCCAGCCGGATTTGAAAAGCGAGATACCGACAGATACCGAAGTACCAACGAAGCTCGAGATAGAACTCCAACCGTTTTTCCATAGAGAGATACCGACACCTACGGTGTGGCTACCAATCCAGTTCTTAATCGTTGTCCACCCGGACTTGAAAAGCGAAATACCTTGAGCGATAACAGGAAGACTACCAATCCAGTTCTTTACGGTAGACCAGCCGGATTTCAGCAACGAGATTCCTTGCGAAAGCGTAGGAATGTTACCAATCCAGTTTTTAACCGTTGTCCAACCCGACTTGAGTAAGCTGATACCTTGAGAAAGAACCGGGATATTTCCAATCCAATTCTTAACCGTAGTCCAACCACTCTTGATAAGGCTGATTGCTTGAGACAGAGTAGGAATGTTACCAATCCAGCCCTTTACTGTCTGCCAACCGCTCTTAATGAGATTGATTGCTTGGGACAGAGTAGGGATATTGCCGACCCAGTTTTTAACCGTTGTCCAGCCGGATTTCAGCAACGAGATTCCTTGACTGACAACCGGGATATTACCAACCCACTCTCTTACAGAGTTCCAGCCGGATTTCGCAAGACTTACTGCTTGCGATACTCCCGGGATATTGCCAATCCAGCCCTTGACCGTCTGCCAGCCACTCTTTGCGAGTGCGACAGCTTGGTCTACGGTAGGAATGTTGCCTATCCAGTTTTTCACGGTAGACCAGCCGGATTTCAGAAGCCCAACACCCTGTTTCACAGCCGGAATGTTACCAATCCAGTTCTTCACAGAAGACCAGCCATCTTTTACGAGCTTTACGCCAGTTTCAAGAGATAGACCGTCTTTCGTCTTGTCAGACCACCAACCCTTTACGTTGTCCCACCATTCCGAAGCATTGTTTTTTACTTCGGCAAGGAATTGAACAGGCTTGCTGTTCTTAACCTTCTTTTTGAATTTGTTCCACTCGTCAGATATATTTCCGAGAGCTTCCTTAATTCCGCTCACCATCGAATTCCAGCTAACAGGTTTTCCAGTAGCGAAGTCTTTAACTCCATCAGCAATGAGAGCAAGACCGAGAGGAATACCAACACCTGTCAGACACAGCATGAGACCGATAGCAAGTTTGCCGAGAGAACCAGCCATTGATTTAATCTTGGTAAAAACTCCCTTGATTTTTTCTTTGATGGTTTCCCAGTTAATAGCTACTGCTGTACCGAGAGCCGCCGCACCCGATAATATCAATCCAACACCGAGAGGAATACCAACCCCGGTGAAGCACAGGATAATACCGATTGCAAGAGCCGCCGCCCCAGCGATAGCAAGTATTTTAGTAGTTACGCCCTTTAGCTTGTTTGTCAAAGTGTCCCAGTTAAGAGCCACAGCCGTACCGAGAGCCGCCGCACCAGCGAGGATAAGACCTACGCCGAGAGGAGTTGCAACTCCTGTGAAAGCGAGAATCATACCTATGGCAATGGAAGCCGCCCCAGCAATGAGAAGAATCTTCGTAGTAACCTTTCTGATACTGTCCGGCATACTATTCCAATTCAAGCCGACCGTTGCGGCAAGACCAACAGCACCAGCGGCAATCATCGCAATACCCAGCCCGGTTGCAACTCCTGTAAGAGCAAGGATTGCACCGACACCGATTAAAGCACCGCTTACGATAGCCACAATGCTTAGTACGGATTCTTGAACATCACCTGTTAAGGACTTCCAGTTCAAAGCCACTGCCGAAGCGACAGAAACCGCACCAGCGGCAATCATCGCAACACCGAGAGGAACGTTTACACCAGTCAGAGCGAGAATTGCACCGAATGTCAGTAATGCACCTCCCACAATGGTTTCGAGCATACCGATTGTCCTACGGAGAGGGTCGGACATCGAATCCCAGTTAAGACCGATTGCTGTAACCATGCCGACAGCACCAGCCGCCATCAATGCGATACCGAGAGGAACATCAACGCCAGTAAAGGCGAACAACGCACCCATAGCCAGCAACGCACCGCTCACGATTGCCGTGAGAATGGACAGAGCGTTCGACAGGTCTCCATTGAGGAACTTCCAGTTAATTACAGCCGCAGTACCGAGAGCCGCCGCCCCAGCCACCATGAGACCAGCACCGAGCGGTACGTTGACACCCGAAAATACAAGGAAAGCACCGATAGCCAATAGGAAGCCACCCAACACTCCGGTAACGAGGGTGAGTACCTTCGCCAACCGTTCCGACATTCCGTTCCAGTTCGCCATTACCGTAGCCGCCAAACCGACAGCACCAACAGCCATGAGACCGAGACCGAGAGGAATGTTCGCACCAGTGACAACAAGGATAGTACCGATTGCCAGTAAGAATCCGCTGATAACAGCCGTGATTTCCCACATAGCGTCCTTAATCATCTGAACGATTTCGTCAACCTTGGAAGTAATTGCGTCACCGAGGAAATCGTAGGTAGGAAGGTCAATGCCTAAATCCCCACCGCCGATACCAGCACCCGAGCCGCTACCGCTTCCGCTGGAACTATCGTCTTTAGACAGGACGTTCAGCTCGTCAATACCGAGCAGAGCATTTTTCAGCTTCTTAGCCGCTTTCCCGGCTTTACCCAGTCCATCGGAAGCGTCCCCGGCGTTGTCAGCCAAATCGCCAACCGCAGAAGCACCAGCAGAAATGCCGGAATAATCTACCTCCGGGAGTTTGAATCCGAACAGACTTGCGATAGAGTTTGCCAGCATACGGACAATCTTCGCCAAAGCGATTGCATACGGTAATACTGCGTTCAGAGCCGGGATAAAGATATTACCCAAAGCTCTTGCACACTGCGTAACCTGTGCCTGTAAAACACGAAGCTGGTTAGCCGGAGCGTTCAGAGTACGAGCCATATCACCTTGAGCGGTAGTTACCTGTGTCATAATTGCGTAGTAACGCAACTGCGACTTTTCAGCCTGTGTCATAGCAGAGACCTTTTTCTCGATACCGAGAGCAAGAGCTTCCTCTTGCAGTCTTGCAACAGACAGGTCGTAACCCAGTCTACGAAGCGGCTCAAGCTCACCAGCAATGCCGGACTGTAACTTCTGCATTGCGTCCTCGAACGAAATGTTAAAGAACGAAGAAATGTCGTAGCCGAGCTGTGTGAGGTTCTTGGACATAAGGTACGCTTTATCGCTCGCCACACCGAAACCTGTAATGATGGTGTTGAACACACCTTGATTTCGCATGAACTCGCCCGGGTCGATACCGAGAGCTTCACTGACTGCTTCTGCGTATTTTTGTGCTTCCTCTGCATATTCACCCATAGAAGCGGTAAACAGGTTCAAATCCTCAATGTACTGGTTGGACTGTGTTATCCACGAAGCAATTACTCTCGCACCAGTACGAACAACGCCCATAGCCATTTTGATTTTGGCATACAGGTTCATGTAACTATTTGCCGCCTTATTATTCTCTTGCGAGATTCTGTTTGTGACGGTAATAGCTCTCTGAATGTTCGTAGGAAGACGATTGAACGCCGTAGTTACAGCATTGAGCTGATTTGTCAGCGGAGCAAGAGCCGTAGACAACTGCTGAATCTGACTGGTGAACTTAGTCATATCCATGTTGTCGAGGGTATCTGCCAGCTTCGGTAACTTATTGAGCGCATTGATTGTGGACTTTAGCCCGGAAGCGTTCAGATTGTTCAGCGGTTGAAGTGCTGTACCCAGCTTCTCCATAGCACTGAAATCTACACCAGTGAGAGAAGCGGCGGCACTACCGATATTTTGGAGCTGATTTCCGATGGAAGACGAAATCTTGAGACTGCCGAGACCTTTCAGTTTTTCCAAACTGGAAGCGAGCTTGTCAATTTTATCTGCCCCGGAACTATCCATGCTTTTAAGGGCGGTATCGAGATTGCGTACTTGATTTGCAACGCTTGTTAATCCGACACCGCCCCTAACTGCATTTTTGAGTTTGGACAAAGAAGCGGAAAGAGCGTCTATACCAGCGACAGCCGAGGTGGAACTCGACTGAACTTCCAATTCGAGTTGTTCGATTGTAGTAGGCATAAAACTCACTTCCTTTCTTGTAACTGCTTATTTGCCTGTACCATATACGCTTGCATATAGCGCAGACCCTTTTCAGACTTAGCCTTTTCCTTCTTGAGTTCTGCTTCCTCCACCGTCTTTTTATTGATGGGATATGCTTCTTCAACATAAGGTTGGGCTTTAGTTCCCTTTTTGGCGAAAGCACGAAGAATCGGAGACAGACGAGAAATAGCGTCATAGATGTACATACCCTGCAACCACATTTCTTGATTGACCCTCTCTTTGCGAAGCTCCTCCGCTTTGCGGTAGGACTTCACGAGAGTGGAATCTCTATCCCAGTATTGTTCTTCCGTCATGCCTATTGATAAGTAATAGGGGAACTTTGCGAGAAAAATCTCCGAATAAGAAGGGGGAGCAGAGCGATTCTCACGCTCGCTCCCCTTGTTAGCGGATTCATCTGTCAACAGCGAATCACTTACCAACTCGCTGTCCAGCTTACGTTTCCCTCAGATTCCTCGGGTTCTTCGACCAGTGCCATAATCGGCTCGTTGTACATTTCTGCCAGCTTGCCGATAAGCTCCTCCTTATTCGTCATGTGAGAGAAGATTTCGTTGATAACTTCCTTCTTCTCAAAACGATGATGTGCGAGGAACGCACCTTCAAACAGTGCCGGGAGAGTGGACATAGGCTTGTTCTCGACCTCTGCCGCAACGAAGCCCTTCTTCTCCATTTCCGTAACCGTTCTGCGAGTGAACTCAAGGACATATTCTTTATCCTTGAAAGTGAATTTCAACTGCTTTGCCATGATGATTTATCCTCCTTATTTTTCCTTACTCTGCGTCCATGCTGATAACAGTAGACGGAGCGATAGTGATAGTCATTTCGACAACCTCATTCGTGCCGCCGCCGTTAGCATAAACAGACAGAGAGCCTTTGAACTTGAACTTACCGCTGTCACCAGTAGGAGTGACGGTATCGCCAGCTTCCGTACCACCGAACCAAACGGCGAACTCCTTCTCCGTACCTTCCATCGCTTTCAGCTTCTTGTACTCCTCGAGAGTGTAGTTCGCAGTGAACTCAAGAGAATCGAGGGACTGAATACCCGGAATGTACGTCTGCATTTTGTCAGACAGAGTAGTAGTTTCCAGCATTTCCGGCGCACCGCCGAGGTCGGGAAACTCCTTAATGTCAATCAGCTTCTCCCATGCGGAAGTGTTCTTCTGCATAAGAAAAATCTTGTAAGTGCTAATAGCCATGCTTGTTTACCTCCTATAAATAGTTTTATTTTTAGAGACGATAGCTCTGTATCGAGCCACCATTCTGTAAACCGTTGCGTCTTCCTCGTTGGGAACAGGGTTCATAAGGGTTCGTGTGAAACCGAGTGCTTCCATCTTGGAATCAATGAGAGCGATGATTGCTTTACATTCAGTTTTCTTGCCGCTCGTTTTGTTAGAGTAGACATTCACCTCGTAAAGCACCTGTGCGTGGTTTTCGATACACCCGGAATCTCGAGTGTTTCGATAAACTTGATTGTCTGTCTCAATGAGAGAGACACAAGGGAAGGAAGGTGGAGACTTGACATATTCGCCAGTCATATAGATTTTCGGGTATTTCTTTCGCACCTCTGCGGACACGATACTGAATACCTCTGTCTCAATGTCAATCACCCGAACACCTCCTTTGCGATAGACTGAATATCATTGCAAACGGTGGTGATTGCAAGAGCCATCGGCATACGAGCCGGAGTACCACGAGACAGCTTCAATTCGCCATTTTCGTAGAATCCCCAAACCTCTTTCTTGCCGTTACCCTTACCGAATCCACCGATTGTCATTCCCAGTTCCGCACCGTGAGGGTGAGGGGACGAACCGGGAGAGCCATTATGATAGACACCAGCACCAAACTCAACCCACACAGCGTCTTCACCACTTGCGACAACGACAGTAACCGACCCTCGATTGTCAACCGACACATCGACTTGTGCGTATCGTGGAGAAGTTTGCCCTCCTTTGAGAATCAGCTCGTCAACGATTGCACCGCTGAATCCGCTTTTCGCTTCATCAGCCAGCCGTTCGGCTACTTTCTCTCGGAGGAGTTCTGTTTTTCTAAGGATTTCTTGTTTGTAATCAGCCAGCTCTTTCATAGCTCGGTTGATTTCACTCGTTGACAATCCGAATGAGATAACTTTCCTACCCACTGACAGTCACCTTGCTTATCGCAACCGATACGCTGTTCAAGCTCTTGGCTACCTTCTTGACGATATAATCGTGAGGAGTAATGACCTCACCATCATCGTTTGTAACCAAAGCCCCGGTTTCATCAACCTGTGGCGTTTTATCGACCCATAGCACTGTGTATTCGTCAATAGGGGGAGCGTCCGTCCCCATGACAATTACCTTGTCATAGCTCTCGCTTTCTCCAAACTGTCGGGTGCTTGTTTCACCCTTGGCGGCAGAGATATTAGCGGAGAACTCTACCGGGTTGTCTCGAATGATTTCATATTCCCCTGTAACATTTCCGTATTCGTCCGTCTTAGGGACTTTCTCTTTGTACAGAGCGTAGAAGAATTTGCTCTTGTTTCGTTCCATCATTCTCATTTAATCACCCCCACATGAGGAGTAACCACCTTGAGCATGGAGGACGGAACATCTGCATTTTCATAGCTTCGGGAGATACCGTTCTCGGAATGAGAGGTCTGACCCTCCGCACCACGCTTGTTCAGCATATAAGCGGCAATCTCGCATTGGAGAGTGTCGTACTGCGCCGGAACTTCCGTTACGCTGGAATCATACGGATATGCTCGATTGATGATTTTACGACCAGCCAGTTTAAGATAGGTGGACAGCACTTCGTCACTGTCCGAACCACCGACCATCGCTTTGAGAGCAATCAGCTTTTCTTCCTCGGTCATGTTGTCCACCTCCTTTACTTAGGCAATCTCGTAGAAACCTTCGGTCTTCGGGTTGGTCTTAGGCTTACCAACGATGTAGCCGTTATCGGTCTTAGCGTAGTAAACCTTGCCATCGGAAACCGTAGTGTCCGCAGTGGCAGTAGCAGTACCCTTGAAAATCTTGACTGCCTTGGTAGCGTCAGTCAGAGCCGCAAGGTAATATTTACGAGACCAAATCGTGTTCTGACGAATATCGCCGTTACGGTCAGTCTCAACCTCGACACCCTTCTTATTGAAGATGGTAACTGCCTGTCGAGTAGCAACCACGATAGTACCCTTCGTAGCGTCCTTCTTGGTGTAGATGTTCACGCCACCAACAGTACCGATGTAGCCAGCACGAGCGAACGCTTCCACATACTTGAGGTCTTCTGCGAGGTTCTTACGAAGCTCGGCAGTATCGCCCGGGTGTACGAAAGCGAAAGTCTGCGGAGCAACCTTCTCCGGCTGATTGTCAGTGCTTTCGATGTTCAGATTGGCAACAGCGTCTACAAATGCGGCGAAGTCAATCTTCGCAGTAGGAACGACTATGGTAGCCTTCTTGAACTCGCCATACACATCGCCGTTTACGGTATTGAACATATCAGTACCCATGTGACGAGTGCCGACAGGAACGAGCATAGGGTCGGTCATTTCCTGTTCGTCATAATACTGGAACTTGTTCTGTGCGAGCTGAATCTCGTACTCCTCCGGGGTGAAAGAAACCTCAATGCTCTTGGTGTTACCTTCGCCCATTTTCAGCTTCTCCGTACCAGCGGTAGCCTTGTAGACGTTAATCTTGCGCTTCATACCAGCAGTACCCACGAGAGAGTTATCAACAGTACAGAACTGCTGTAAATCGAGGTGGGAATTGAACTGGTCTTCTACCTCGTTGGAGAGATAGAAATTGTCATAAATCTTATGAGCCATTACTCATTACCTCCTGTATCGTTATTGGTGTAGAGGGCTTTGTAGTCCTCGGGATTCTTCACAGAATAGTCATAACGCTCCTGTGGAGACATTTTGCGGAGCTTCTCAAGGGTCATTGTCTTGGAATCTCCGTCCGGGGTCGGTTTCGGTGTATCTTTAAGGGCTTCCGCACGAACCTTCTTCTCGACATTCTCAAGATGTTTCTTCTGATTGGCGAAGACCTTCTCGGTATCACCATCAGCCATTGCTTCTGCGGTAGCGTCAGCCAGCTTCTCCTCGTAACCCATGCCGAGCAACTTTGCCTTGAACTTGGAAACTTCGCTTTCACGGAGCAGTTTGTCGTACTTGGACTGTAACTCCTCACGTTCCTCCTGTTCCTTCTGCTTTTTCTGCTCGTCCTCGGTGAGCTTTTCATTCAGCTCCTTCTTCTTAGCCGCAAGCTCGGAAGCTGTCTTATCGAAAATATCCTTCTTTACATATCCGCTGTAATCGGGGTCTTCGGTCTCGAACGCTTCAAGAGCGGCGATTTTCTGTTCCGGGGTCATGTCGGCATAGCCGTCAATCTTGCTAATGTCAATCTTTGCCATGTTGAAATCCTCCTGTCTTTTAATGTCTTCTGTGACAATGTTTGCGGTTTAAGTCTTCTCTGACTATTGCGATTTAAGGCTTCTCTGCCTATATTCACAGCGGCTTACCGCTTAAATATCGTTATTGTCCGGGTCATTATCATCGTCCCCGGAATCATCGGGAGCGGTCTTCTTAGCCAGTTCAGCGGCTTTCTCCTGTTGCTCCTCGTAATACTTCATGCTCATGGTGTAAGCAGATTCAGCGTCAGAGAACATTCCGCTATGCTGGAACGCCAACTGTGGGTGAATTTTAGGCTCTTGAAGCATGGAGATAAGGACTTGAGACTTACTCTGAATGGCTTCGTAGTTACGGCGAGTAAACTTCATATCAATGTCACTCAACTTGAGCGTGAGACCGCCGAGGTCTCGACAGATACGAAGAACCAGCTTGAGCATTTTCTTTTCTGCTCGCTTGAAGACATTCTCGCTGTCCTTTGCTCGAGCTTCTGCGTCAGACCAACCATCACGGAGCAACACGGCAGAACCAGTGTCACTTGTGGAAGAACCACCGTTACGGTTCGGCATACCGCAGATAGTGAGCATTGCGTTGTAGTAATCGTCCTTGAGGGTCTGCGATTGTGTCTGATTCAGCTCTGTGGTAACTACACCAACATCGGCGGCTTGTCCGTCAACAGACTTAACCTTGATTGCACCGAGCTGTAAGAACTCCTCGTATTCCTCCTTGGTAATGTCGCAGTTAATGAACTTGATAAAAGCCTGTACCAACTGCTCCATACCGTCCATACGGTTACTTTCCACATTGTTGATTGCGTCCAGTAGAGGAAGCACAATCTCAAAAGAACCGAGACGAGCATTGTTTCCCGGGTACTCGATAATCGGAATCATGTCGAGGGCATGAGGTTTGGATTCAACCAAAATGTCTCCGTCCACGAGGTAATAGTGATTCTCGGTGTAAATCGAGTAGTGGAAAATCTCGTTATCGTCCTTGCTGTACTTAACCGCCATCAGCGGCTTGTTACCGATTTCGTTTGAATACACAACGAAGGTGTCTCTCGGGTCGAGAGTATAAAGCTCAAAAGGAGCTTCGTCTTCCTCACCCGGTTCATCGGGAAGAACAAGACGGAACGCCGTACCACAAATCATCTGCCACTCGACAAGCTCTTGGTCTTGAGCGGCTTTGTCCTCTGCGAACATATACTCATTGAGGGTGTTAATCTGCTTTACGATTTCCTCACCACCATTGCGGCTGACGTACTGAATCGGCTCGCCACACAGATACCCAACCTTGAAGGACACGATTTCGTTTGCACGATTCTCGGTAATCTTATTGCAGATTTCGGGGCGAACGTCTTTGACACGGTTTCTGATTGGCTGGTCTCCACGGTAATACTTCCACAGGTAGTCAATCTCACTGCGGTTCAACTCGTGAGTAGCGAGAGCCTTGCGGAGAACATCGACCACGTTTTCGTCCGTGATTTCTGTTACGCTGGTCTTGATAATGCGCCGACCGCTCATAAATCTTGTCTGACTTAGATACTTCGGCTTGCTCTCGTCAATTTGATGTGCCACGTTCCTTCCTCCTTTCTGCATACAAAAAATGGGTGCATGACTGCTTGAGGTCTAAATTACCTCGTGCAATCATGCACCCATTCAAACTCGTTCTTTTTACCATATCATAATACCACAAGATATAGTAGAAGTCAATACGCTAACACACTATATGTTGATAATTATGTGGAAAGTGTGGATAACTCATACGACCTGTGTTACCACGGTCTCTGAAATACCTCAACTCTTGCGCCGGACAGACTTTGTGCGAACTCTGCCAGCATAGCCATACCATCGGGAACATCATCGTGCTTGTTTTTACCAGCCACAGTGTAAGAGCCGAGCATATCCATCATGCGACCATAATCGCTCTGACGCTTATACAGGCTATCGTCCTTGAATAGACAGTGTTCCTTGACCCATGCACTGTTGACGATGATTTTCGTCTCCTTATTGGCAGTAGTGAACTTGGTCGTAATACGAGTGATACCTCCACGCTTCTTGACCTCGTTCTGTACCTTCTCGGCAACACGACCACCAGCGGAATTGCTCTCGAAACGGCACATTTTGACCTTACAGCGGAGCAGTATATCCACCAATCGAGCGTCAACTATGTTCGGCAAGCTGTTATCGCAGACACAATCGTCAATGTAGTAGTCATTTCCGTACACATACGCCGCCGGAAGGAAAGCGTAGTCAGAACCCTTGTCCTTGGTATCGCAAATACCGATAATAGCGTCCGGGTCTTCTGCCGGAAGCTCGAAGTAGCGGCGCAGTTCGTCCACATCGTAGAGCAGACCTTCACGCTCGATAGGCTGATTCATAAACAGAGCCTTGAAAGACGCTTCATCAAGGTTGTTCCTCATATCCTCGAAATAGTTACGGCTGAATCCGACACCATAGGTGTAATTGAAATTACTTTCACCGTCTGCGTCCAGTGCCGGAAGGACAATGAACTTTGCTCGGGAATCACCGCCGTACTGATTCTCCAATCGACCTATAACATCATGGACAGACCATCGGGTAGCGATATGGATTTCCTTCGCACCTTCCTTTTTTCGGGATTTAAGGTCGTTGGTGTAGGCACTCCACAGCTTGTCCAATCGCTCCTTGCTCATAGCTTCCTCAATGCCGGAACACAAGTCATCGGCGTAGAGGATTTTGTCACATCGGGTAGCACCTGTCAGTGAAGCGTTGATTGCTCGACAGGTCAGAGTAGAGAATCGGTGCTTCTTGTGAAGGTCAATGGTTTCCTCCTTGGAGTTCGTTGCCGCCATCTTTACTCCCGGGAACACATCAGCCCACAGATACTCGCTGTCGGTGATAATCTGATACACACCATCGTAGAAGGAGCGTGTCAGCATACCCGAGTGAGCAGAAGCAAGGGACTGTGAATCCGGGAATCGACCCATGACCCACGACAGGAAGAAGATACCGAGAGTGGACTTGCCAGTACCGGGCGGCATGGAAATCGTCAGTAAGTCCAGCCTATCGTCAATCAAATCTTGCATTGCCTGTACGACAGGGTGCATGACCTCACGGCGAGGGACATAGAACTTCTTGTCCGGCTCACGTTCCCATTCGACATAGAGCAGATAGCTCTCAAAATCGAATGGAGCGGCGGCAAGCAGAACCTTCTTGTGAAGCATGAACAGGGAGCGAAGCTCCTTGTCTGTTTCAGACTGCGGAATCCGATTCTCGATAATGTCTGACAGCTTTTTCAGATACTCCACGGATAGGGGAATGTCTGTCTTCTGTGTCTCAAGACAGATATGGTATAAATCCTCATAGGCTCTGACCCCTTCCGGGGTCTTTTTGATTTGCCCGAGAATTTTTTCAAGTAACTCTTTCATAAATACCTCCAAACAAAAAGAGGGTGCGTCACCGTTCAGAGAATTAAATCTCTGTGCGATAACGCACCCTCGTCATTAAAATCTTTTTCTTCGTTTTCGTTTCCCTCGATGGTAAGACTGCTCATTCATTTTCACAATCTCATAGAGTACCGCAAAGGGAAATATCAATATTGCCAGCACCCACATAGGCTTATTCCTCCGTCAATGGGATTTCGACCTTCTCGCCGCCGGACAGCTCCACCGATACGGTAGAATCATCGTCAAGCTCGAACAGCCATACCACATTGGCGGTCGTACCACTCTGCACATTGGAATCACACTGCACATAGCCGTTGGTTCTGTCACCTGTCGGGACAAGCGGTGACAATTCGACACCGTTCTGAAACGCCTTGACGGTCACTTCATCAGCCGGGACAGCAGTTTCGGAGCTGTCGTTGGTGTACTGCGTATAGACAGCCACACAATCGTACTGCTCGAGAACAGTGAGCTTTTCTCCGCTGACATACGAAACCTTGTGTTGTGGTTCAGCTCCACACCCGGAGACCGCCAGCATAAGCACTCCGGCAAGCATGATAGATAGCATTTTCTTCATTTCTACACCTCCAATGGGAGAATCGGGGAGTGTACGCCCTGTACCCAGCCCATATCTCCATATTTGTACTTGCCCTCATAGAATGGGCGGTTAGATAGGATTCCTCGAATGGTGGACGGCTGAAATCTCTTGCCTTTTCGGGTTCGATACCCACCATCGTACAGAATCTCGCAAATGTCCAGCAAAGAGGTGTGGTTCTCGTCATGCTCTCGGAATACCGTCTCCACGATAGGGCGTTCCTCCGGGTTCTGCATGAGCATACCGTCCACGCAGTAATAACCATACGGCTTGTTGCCGCCGGAGTACCCACCGCACTGTGCCTTGAGAGACCGCCCACGCCCGGTACGCAGAGCGATGTTCTTTCGTTCCTGTTCTGCAACGAACATCAACAGAGAACGGTAGATGTTTGCAAAATCGTCACCCTCCGAGAAATGCTCCTCGGTAGACAACAGCTTCACATTCCGCTTCTCGAGCGTGTAGAAGTAATAGAAATACAATTTTGTGTCACGAGCAACACGGTCATTCTTGAACACAATCACGGCTTCATGCGCCGGGAGCTGGTCTGCATTGTAAAGAATCTTGTCCAGTTCCGGGCGGTTGTCCTTCGCACCGCTGATTGTATCGGTCAGCCAGCACACGATTTCAAAATCATTCCTGTTGGCGTAATCAGAAATCGCCTGTTTCTGTACCTCGATACCGTATTTATCGTCCGCAGACTGTTCCTCCGTAGATACACGGATATAACCAATCGCTTTCACGAGATATTCACCTCCTCAAGTAGTAAAAGTAGTAGAAAATCAAAAATTGCGGTAACTTTTGCTTAGTACGCGCATATATAGAGGAAGTTACACGCAAAATGCTGTTTTCAGCTACTTTAACTACTTCAATCCTTCTTTTCGTAGGTGAGAACGATGTTATAACCGAGAGCGTCCATCATTTTCACGAAGGTATCGTTCACGATTCCACCATTCTTCTTGAGAACTCGGTTGATGTACTGTCCAGTAGTGCCGATTTCTTCACCCAACTGCTGTTGTGTCTTCCCAGCTTCGAGGAGCTTCACCTTTACATCAACTTCAATGTTATTCTTAACCATGTTTTGACCTCCTGTTTGTTGTTTGTGACACAAGTATAGCACGGTAGAGTAGGATTGTCAACACTGATAGGATAAGAAATTATCTTTTATAGGGTCTTTTTATTTTTTGAGAATATTCAGCGTACTCCCTTGCCCGGTTTTGCCCCTTGTCAATCCCCCGGGGGGGCATACCCCTACACCACATAGAACGCCGCCACAAGCCCCGGAAACGGTGAACCCATATAAACATACACCCACGCACAAAAGCCCCGGGAAACGCCCCACAACGCCGCCACAACGCAAGCCGGACACAACGACACGAACAACCGAACAACCCACGCCGCCGGACACAATGAACGCCGGACACAATGCACCCACGCCCACGAACAACACAAGCCCGGGACACGTTCACAAGCGTTCAAGGCTTGCCACGCATACCCGGGCGGCTATTCTTGATTATATTTTACGTTTACCGGGCGGCGGTACACGCACGAAAAAGCCCCGGCATATAACCGGGGCTGTAATATCATTTATTCATTTTTAATAAATCAGCTAACACAACGAACGGAAAAATTAAAATACATAATATTATCAATTCTTTTTCACCTCCATAATTTCTATTGCATTGCTTTTCAACTCTTTTCTAATATCTGTTTTATTCAATGCGTACATTTCAATAATACCGTAATATTTTGTTTTCACCCAAAAGCGGCGCATATATTCCGCAAAAGGAATACACCAGCCGGAACATTTATAAACCGGGGTTTGTGTTGCAATGTGTAAATCTTTCAACGGCTGTAAATTTCCATTATCAGCGGCAAGCAACGCCGCCGGAATACGCCCGGTTAAAACCGTTTCAAATGCGGGAATGTCCCACGATACAAATTTATAATGTGTCATAATAAAACCCCCTTTACAGTACGCAAAAACGTTTATAACTTGTTTCTTTGCTGTATTCCGTGAACAATTCCGGGTATTCTTTCTTGAATCCGGTTGAATCAAAACGACTTGAAACAACTGTTTTATTAGTGGCTTTTGCCGCCCCTTCAACGTGCGTTTCATCGTTTCCCATGATTGCAAGAATATCTAATTTTATAGAATCGTTCAGAGCTTGCAATTCTTCAATTAAACGCTTATTTTCCCGGTATTCATTGCACAAACTTTCAAATCTTTTCATTTTTCAACCCTCCATAACGCTATAATCGTATTGTTTAACCGTTCCCAACGTGTACGCCGTGGGCGTTTCCCCGGTGAATCTATCAACGGTTACAACCGGGATATAAAACGCCGTATAACGCCCGGTTTCGTTGTCGGTGCAATTATAAATTTCAAAAGCGTTCACGGCATTTTCAAAAGAAACGCCGTTATAACCTTCAAAATTCTTGTTTACGTCAATTTCCAAATGCCACGGCGTAAAGGGGCGCATATTCACCGGGCAAAACAGAACGGTTAAACCGTTGTTATAAGCCGCCCGGGCTTGCTTTTTCGTGATACGTTCCCACGTTTTGCCGTTGTTCGTAAAGCTGTATTTATTCATAAATAACGCCCCCATTCAATTTACAAAATTCTTTCAAAAGGTTTTCAACGGCTATTTGCTTTTCTTCAAATGGGCGTTTGTCTTCCCAACTCAAAATAGCCCGGGCTTTTTCCTCGTATTCACTAATTTTTTGAAGCCTTGCACCCGGCATATTTCTATAACCTGTGCAAATCGTAACGCCGTAAACCTCGTAAACGTCAAAATTCCAACCGTACACGCCACAAGTGTATGCAATGGGTGAATGATTGTTCAACAAATAGGATAAATCACAATACCCGGCGCATTTAACATTATAAGAACCGTTTATAATAGCTTTTCTTGTGGTTTTAACTTTCATTTTCTTTCCCTCCATTATCTGTAAAGTGTACCGTTATACGCCGCCGCTTTTTCTTGTGGCGTTGGTTTGTGTTCAAGCTCCATAAACCCGGCTTTATTCAAACCGCAAAACGCTTTTATATGTTTCCCGGTTGTGTTACTCCAACCGCCCCACAACCTAACAAGCGAACCATTTACAAGCCGCTTTATAATAGGGGTGTTATAGCTGTAAAGCGTTTCATTCCCGGCGTTATCAATTTCGACAACGGCTTTTCCATAGAAACTTTTTTGTGTTCCGTTCGGTGCTAATTCATATCTTTTCATTTTGAAAACCTCCATATAATCTTATTTGTGTTGTTTCTTGTCTTGCTATGACTATACAATAACACTTTCAAGATTGTTTGTCAATACTTTTCAGATAAAAATTTATCTTTTTCGTGTTGGCGGTTTATCTTGTTTGTGTTGTTATTGTTATTCTAATTCTTATTATGCGAATTGTTAACACCTAAATTCTAAATTTACGAATTGCACCGGGCGAAAAATTCGCATTATATGGAAGGAACGCCGCCGGACACGTTCACCCACGCCGCCCGGGGTGCTGATTTGCTTTATTGCACTAAAGCATTAAAGAGGTGAGTGCCGTGTCCGGCTGATTTTCTGAAAATTTCCGTGAATTTTTGCATAGAAAAAGCCCCGGGAAATCCCGGAGCAGTTTCATAGTCGAAAGTCGATAGTCGATAGTCGGAAGTCGATAGTCGGAAGTCGCTCGGCTGATAGTCGGAAAGTCGGAGCGTGGGCGAAAGTCGTTAGTCGCTCGTGTCCTCGTCAGAGTTGCTTGCTGAAAGTCGCTTCTGCTGGTCGCTTGCAATGTAGCGTTCTCTGATTTCATCAGCAGAATAGTCGTTGTCGTTCTGCTGGTTCGGTGTGAGAACGTACTCGGTCTTGTCTTGGTAGCCATAGTTGTTCTTGCCGAGGAAGATACCAGCTACCGGGTTGACCTTGCCACTTTGCATATAGTTTTCCCACAAATTTTCGAGCAAAAAGTACGCCTTTTTTATTACGACCGCCACCTCCGGCGGCAACGCAGTCTTATATCCCGAACCTCCTGTCGCAACATCATGTGTAATCGCATAAAGCCACTGTCTGTTGTGTCCGTTCAGCGCAATAGCCATACCCACAACCGTAGGCTTCATGTCGTATTGTGCATACAGAGCAAAATAGTCGGAAAGTCGCTGTTGCACCTCCAACGGATTCTCCATGTCAATGTCCGGCATATTCATCAACGCCATATTGACGGAGAGGAACTTCGTGTTATCACCAGCTTCAAGCCCCGGAGCGATGTTTTCCGGCTTCAACCAGTTATTACCTCCTCGGGGCTTACCTTTCTTCTTAGGCTTTGTCTCTTTCTTTCCAGTAGTCGCAACGGCTTTCGTTCCGACAGTCTCCTCATTGAAAACAGTCTCCTTAGTCGCAACAGTCTCCTCGGAACTGTCTGCTAACAACTTATCTATATCCATTTCAGTCTCCTTTCTTCTTATTCTTATTGCAGTAGTAGAAGTAGTTGAAAATCGGTTTTTACGTATAACTTCTATATATAGGGATTTTTCTATATAGAGGAAGTTACACGCAATACCTTGAGAACAGCTACTTTAACTACTGTAATAATAAGAATAACTCGTTCTTATGAAAAGATTGTTTTTCAATCCTTTTCAGATAGTTTGGTAAATGTCGTTTTTGATAAATACTTATCCGTTTTGTGTTAAATGAAGTTTTTGCTCTCGTAGTAGTCAATCACTCGCTTAACCTCAACCGATTTCAGCACAACGATTCTGTAATCTTTGCCACACTTCCTCTTAACCCAAAAGTCGTGTGCGGCTTCTGCAATAGAGCTGTATGTGAGCATTTTCGTCTTGCTGGTACGCTGGTGAGGAGGGCAGTAGCGATAGTCAGTGCCGTACAAAAACTTCCCGGTCTTAATGTTCTGAATCGCAAACATCGTCTACCTCCTTATCAGTACCTCCGAACGCTTTCTTGATACATCTGCCGAACTCTTTAAGAGCCACACCAGCAGAGTAAGCGGCAAAGTCGAAGGTCTTCTCAATCTCGGGGTAGCGACTGCGGACGTATTCAGCAAGTATGTCATTTCGTGTCTTCATTTCCCAACTCCTCCTCGAGAATCTTTTCAAGCTCCCTCGTGCCGACAGCTTTCATGTAAGTATGCGGAGCTTTGACAGTAGATACCTTGATTGCGCTCTCGGCAATGCGAGCCTTGAGACGTTCCAGCAGAGAAGCGTTCTGAAACCTCTCAATCTGCATAGCAACATCGTGAGAAGGAATCATGCTGTGATTGAAAAGTCGTATCTCGTCCTTCTTGAGCCATTTCTGCCACTTACCACAAGCGGAGCAGTAAAGCCCGGTCTGATTGCCGTGTTCCTCGGTGAAAAACTCCTTGCCACCGCATTTGCAAACCATATCCATAACAATGTCCTCCTTTACAGCTCGTAGTAGGATTTTACCGACTTGCCGATTTCTACCGACAGCTTTGCGGCAATGACACGAGCGTGTTCGTACTGGGCTTTCACACCAGTTTTATAGTTACCTTCCCATTTCTTACCCGAGTGTTTTGCGGCTTCCCGAATATTATTATCGTTGTCCGTGAGAAGGTCAGCTTGATACAGGTTCAAGAGCCGTACCAACTCCTGTTTTTCTGCTAACTGCATTACGATACCTCCTTGTCTCGAGACTGCCGCTCATAGAAGCTGTGAAGAATACTCTTTGCGGCGAGAATCCCTTCTTTGTAACCGTCCTCACGCTTGAAGTTCCCGGTACGCCCATAGGGGTTGTTTTCGGATTTCTTGGTGAGAGCGTCTTGGAGAGCTTCATATTCCCATTGCTTCATACCTCAACCTCCTTCAAGTCTTCCTTGAGAAGAAGCAGAAGCTCTTTCAAATCAGCAAGGGTGAACGCTTCCTTGTTACAGGTGTTAGTTCGTCCCAAATGCTTATACCAGTTGATAATCGTGCCGCTGTCACGATGAATGATATAAAACTCGTCTTCCCAGCGATAGAGGAGGAAGTTGTCGGTGTTCTGTGGATAACCGCACATAACATCAATATCTATGATTTCATCATCAGTGAAAACTTCTCTGAACACTTTGCAGAAATCGTCCCTGTCAAAGTGATACTGCGGAAGGGTTTCAAGATATTTGCTCATTACAGCACCTCCTTCAATTTCAGACCACAATAGGTTGCATAGCCGCTCGAGGTCGATTTCCTGTCAAACCATTCCGGGTGACGCTCCATTTCAGAATTGAACTTACGAGCCGACAGGATATAAGCACCCTCGGACTTCGCCCAAATCTTGAAAGCATTGTACAGGTCTTTCGCCTTGATGATGGTCGGTGCGCCGCCGTCCTCCGGCACACGCACACAGCGGTTCTCAAGGAACTGCAACACGAGGTCATTATCACGCTCATACTTAGTGACAACCGATTTCAGACTGCCGCTCATTGCAAGTCCATGTTCCTTGTAGTGAATATACCCACGCACCAGCCACATGAAAATACCGCTCATGCTGGACTGCTCACACAGTTCGTCCTTGAGGTGGGTGTCCTGTTCCTCCGGGGAGAAGTGACGGTTGAACTCAACCACCTTGATACGCTCGGAAGCAAACAGGGACTTATCCGTCACCATCGGAAGGTCATTACAGGAAAGCCATAAGGTGAACTGCGGCTTGAAGGTGATTGCCGACTGATACAGCGCACGAGCGGAGATTTCCTCACCACCTGTAAGCTGTTTAATTTTCTCCTCGTCCAGCTTGCCGTATTCGTTGCTTTCGGACATTGTGACGAAGCGTTTACCCTTCAACCCAGCAAGGGTAGGACTGGCGGCTTCTGCGTCCTTCTGACGGTCTCCACGGCAAATCATACCGACCGGGGCAACCTTGGCATAGTCACCGAGCATGGTCTCGATGGTGTTGAGCAGAGTGGATTTACCGTTACGAGTGGTCTTACCGTGGAGGATAAACATACACTCCTCGTTGCTCATACCCAGCATGGAGTAGCCTAAAGCCCTTTGAAGGAAGTCTGCCTTGTCAGCGTCATTCTGTGTGACCTCTTTAATGAACTTCTCCCAGCGTTTGCACTTCACATCACGAGAAACTGTGTGGTTGAAAGAGGTCTGCATGGTGAGAAAGTCCTCCCAGTTATGTTCCCGGAACGAGTAGTCTCGGAGGTCGTATGTACCATTGAGACAGTTAATGAGGTAGGGGTCTGCGTCAAACTGCACAGCAGAGATACGAAGCTCACCTGTTGCGTCCTTAAGGATTCTGTCTCGCATACGCCTGTCACCCATCTTATTGACGAACCCGGTGTAGGACTTTCGGGTATCATCGTCCTCGATTTCTCCACAGTAGAGAATCATCAGACGGACGAAATCTTTAATCTTCTCGGACACGAGAATTGCTCCCTCGTCCTTACGCCATGCTCCCTCGTGATAGGTGTACCAGCTCTTGTGTTCCGGGCAGTAGCGAGCTTCGTGAGAGTAGAGCAAGCCGAACAGGTTTGCCATACCCATTTCAGACCACTCAAACCCGGAGCTGGTCTCGTCTGCTTTCTCGGGGTGATACTGCTTAATCAGATACATCTTCGAGGATAAGTCCTCGTCCATAATGACACGACCGTTGCGTGTCTCGAAAAGCTCTTGCATTATTCCTCACCTCCCGGGGCAATCATATCGCACCATTTCAGAAAAGCTCTCAACAGAGGGTTGGTATTTCCTTGGTCAGCCCAACCAGCAAATCCGATGAAACCATCTGTATTGAAGCTGATAGCTTCTCTCTGTGTAAAATAATGAGAGTTCAGATACAGGTAACACGAGACAATCGAGCCATTAGTTTTCCTCTTAATATCCATACGCTTACTCAAGTGCATAGAATCTACCGAAGTCTCGCAGTCTTTGACCGCCGCTTTGAGTTCCTTATTCAAAAGCATTACCAGCATGAGAAGTTCTCCCTCGGTAATATCATCGTAGGTGAGACCCTTAGATTTGAAATACTCTCGAGCTTCATTGTTGGTGCAAACGGCGGTGATTTCTTTCTTTCGACAATAACAGTTCATATCATCACCTCGCCATTACCTTATTGAGAAGGTCTTCGTAGAGGTGCTTGTAAAGATTCCTCTCGACCGTTACGGAGTTGTCAACAGGCTCGCTCTCGTCCACAGGAGCGGCGATACCGAGTGAGCAGAGGATTCCAGCATTGACACCCTCCATTTCCTTATCGGTACAGGTACGGACGAAATCGCCCAGCCTGTCCTTATTGACCGTGTAGATGGTCTCACACAGAGCGGTTGAAGGAATCTTGCACAGCACCTCTGCATGAGTAGGCATGAGACGCTTTTCCTTGGTGGTGAGATAGACCACCTCGACAACATCTGCGTGTTCATTCAATTTATCAGAGGAGACAACGATTGCTGGTCTTCCCTCTGTATTACTCGGGTCTGTGGCGTAGCACTTGGAGTTGGAAATGTAGAAAATATCTCCTCGCTTCGCCGGGACGTTCTTATTCATGTAATATGCCATTATTTCTTACCTCCCATAACTGCGATTGCACATTTCTGTTTGTCCTCCAACCACCACGAACACTGCTCGGTTACGCAGAAAACAGGCTGTGTGCCAATTTTCACGGTGTTATTCTCGTCTACGACAGTGTTAGTCGTGAGGAGAGGACAGATTTTGTTCTGTTCCATTTTCTGATAACCTCCTATATTTTCCGCAGTAACACTTTGAGGATTTACACCTCAAAGTGTAGCGGCATTGATTATGTAGAGGGCAAGCGTGGCAGACACATCTTTTCTTACAGTCTTCACATCTTGTCTGCACGACATTCACCTCCGTTCTTTATTGAACTCGCCCCACAAGGGGGCGAGATTTTAGGATAAGAGAAAGACCGGGCGAACGCCAAGAGAATTTGAAGCGGCGTCGTAGTTCGCACCACCGCCGTCGCCGACACCGGCGAAATAGGAAGCGGAATCCTCAACTTTGTTCTGCAACCAGTACCATTCCCATGTACCTGTCTCCGAACCTTGGAAAGCGATACGCTCACGGCGGTTCTCCATGCCGTAGAAGCGTCTCACAGATACAGGCTCGTCCTTACCGTAAGGGTTCTCTCCGAAGATTTCACGCTCGGTAGGAATACGGAGCATATCAAAGCAGTTCGTCTGACCCACTCGCATACCAACCATGCGTCCCTTGATTTCCTCCGGGAAGCTCTCGAAGATTTCGCCATTCAGCTTCTTGCGAAGGTCGGAATGTTCGTAGTCAACCTTCTCGGCTCTGCCGGGATTCTCGAACATTTTCTGCTCGTCCTTGAGACAGTCAACAGTGATGAACAGCATACCGTTCGGGGTCTCACGAATGGCTTTCGCCTTAACCTTCTCCCCGGTGGTGAGTGTGAAGGAGATAATGTCTCCCAGTTCAAACAGTTCAGTGTCAATAGTCATGTTTCTCATAACTTCCATGATAAAATCCTCCTTAATCTTTATTGGATAAGTTTTTGCCTTGCTGCGATTATAAGATAACACATACAAGATTGAATGTCAATACCTAAAAGATAAATTTTTATCTTTTCTGTGCAAGTTATCGTCTTCTGTGTCTTAGTGCTTTTCGCACTCCCTCGGAGCGTTGCTCGTATAGCTCACTGAACCGCCTATGTTCCTCACGAATGACCTTCTTTTCTTCCTCCCACAGTGCCTTTTCGTATAGATACTCTGGACATACACCGTGACAGCCGGGGTGTCGCTTCGGAGCAACACAATCCTTACAGCATTTAATCTTCATCGCTTATACCTCGTGACACTGTTGCAGATAGTCCGCAACTCGTTCCTATCAAGAGGTGGGTCACAGGCAACCGTATTGGCGTACAACAGCTCCTCGTAAATCTGCGACTTGGAGTAGCCTTGATTGTGGAGCATACCAGCGAGAGAGGTGAGACAGATATTACGGCTTCCGTCCGGGATTCTCGGATAGACTGGACGGAGCTTCACACGCCCATTCACGACAGGTTCTTCCCATACAGGGGCGTATATCTTGTCTCGCCCTATAACCACCTTATCGGAGGTCTCTCGAGCTTCCGGGAAGTATTTCTCCACCACATAATCAATCGCTTCTTGGTTCTCGATGATTTCTCGGTAGAGAAGGGTGTTCCCGGTCATAATGAAGTAGCGAGCCGCCTTGTAAATCTCCACACCAGCAAGATTATTCTTGCCCTTGAAGGGGAGAGTTCCACGGAGTAGGATATGGAATCCACGCCCACTCCGGGATTTCTCCGTATAGCTGTGGCACTTACCGACAATATCAGCCCCGAGGACGCTCATAAGACCGTCTTCATCGTACCCCTCGTCAATATCAATACCGACATAACCATTGTCCGCAAATACGAAACCGCAGTAGTCGTAATAGTGCTGGTTGTACGATTCGAGAGCAGTCTCGAAATCAGACCATGTTTCCGGGTTGGTGGAGGAAGCGGCTTCGTTCTCCCATGCTTTCATAGGAACTTTGCTTCCATCGTTCGCACACACCCACTGGTCGAGTTTCTTTAATTCCTCGGGAATATTGTCATAGTAAACCACGCCGCTTTGCCACCTTTCTTTCCAGCTCATTTACGAGCTTCCAAATGCTGTCCTGTGAGATACCTTTGGACTTCGCCAACTGATAGATATTGTCCGGGACGGTATCGCCCTCACGATAGATATACAGGAGCATTGCTCTGTCATTATCGGAGAACGACTTGAGTGCGCTGTCACACGCCGCCCAGTTATGCTTGTCTGCTTCCGAGTGAAACTTCGGTCTGTCATGTCGAGCATAGAATCGCAGACAATGATTCACATACTCGGAGTAGAAAGTTCGGCTCATTTACTTGCCCTCCTTCATTTCCCCATACATGGAACTCAACTGGGCTTTCTTCGCAGTCTTCTTGACCTCGACACCCTCGAAATACCACTGGTCATCAATGCAGATAGGGTAGTTCGGGTTGTCGGGTTCCACCAGCTTACCAGTGTCAATGATATGCTGTGCCGCAGACACGGAGAGGTTGTTCTTTACGAAGTCCTTCCCGGTGCGGAGCAGAGCGTTCACTCTGCCGTTGACGTTCTTCAACTTATACATTATGTATAACCTCCTTAAATTCATTATTCAGAGCTTCCACATCGACATTGCAAAGCTCCTTGAGTTTGTAGCGTTCCGGGTAGGTATCGTCCATTTCGTAGACCTCCCTCATGTGAATGTGTTCCTTCAACATATCCCGGTAGAATCTCTCGAGACGCTTCTTACCGAACCCGAGGTAAACATGAAGCGTCCACAGCACCATTGCGTCAATGTCGAGAGAATAGGCTTCGTCATGCTCAAGAATCTGTTGGTCGATTTCGTGGATTGCCGCCGCTGTCGCCCTTTCCTTGGCTGACTTCTCCGCATGAGAGACCATGTGGTCGAAATCACTGACTTTCAGATTCAGAGTTGGTTCTTTCTGTACCTTTATTCCGGCTTTCTTCTGCCTACGCCGTTCAGCTCTGTTCATTACCCACACCTTCCTTCAAGAGCGAACCATAAGGGAGGGTGAGAATCCAATCGCAGAACATACGCCACTCGTCCAGCTTGTGACCTCTGCGATATTCCAGCATATTCAGAAGGTTTTCGTAGGTCATAGTGACCGTTCGCTTCTGATTGAAAGAGGAGGGCAAAAGCTGAATCATATTCCACCAAAACTGCTTGCGCTCTACATCGGTGAAATCGCCCTCATTTACGAGCCTGTTGTAATCGTTGTACCAGCCACGATTGTTGTTAAGCTCGTTAATCACAACACCGAGAATCGCCTTGCTCGGCTCGTCCAAATGCTCACAGGAGAAGTCCTCGAAGGTGAACTCCTTTGCCTGTATCTTGTGCATGGTGGAACAGCTATTAGCTGTCGTGCCGACTTTGTATGTATCGAACTCCTTCCACCAGTAGAGAGGAGCAGTAATATCCACCGATACGAAAATCTGACGGAGGAACTTGCGGTGAGGTGCGCCGCCACGAATGAGCCGGGTCATAAGGTCTTTATCATTGTCACCGATTGCGTAGCACTCATACGGAGTACAGTCATGCTCCTTCGGGTGACAGATACCTTCTCGGTCGATGATTCCACACTTTCCGCAGTCAACCGCCGAGTAGCTGTCGGAGCGTTCCCAGCTATTGAGGGGATTTCTCATTCCCCGGATAGCGTGTTCCCAGCCCCATACCTCGGCTTTCTCAAACTTAATCATTGCTCACACCTCCTTAGTAGCGTTTCTTGGCTCGAGACAGGCTCGCCATCTGACGCTTCATCAAGTCCTGTCTGAACTCGTTGGTCGGGTTATCCACCTTGTAGCAAGGGCGGTCTCCGAAGAACACACAGTAGGTATCTGTGGTCTGTTCGTGAATGACCGTGGTGTATTCCTTCGTCATAGCCGACCCAGCCATGACAGGCTCGCCAGTCTCGGTCACATCGAACCCGGTACAGGTACTACCCCAAATCTGCGGAAAGCAGTCAATGTCAAAATCGAGGTATACTTTGTTATAGTTCTTGGACTGCTTCATTTCGGCAATCTTCTGAACGAAGTCCGGGTCATGGGCGAGAGCCTGTTGTGCCTTATAGAGCAACAGCTCCAAATTCGGGATTCTTGCGTTCATACATCACACCCCCTCTACATGAGAAGCGAGCATATCTGCTTGGTGCGTCCACAGAACATTTGTATATTTATGCACAACTCGTGTATAATCGTTCCACTCGGACTTATCGCAGAAAGCTCCCATGTGATAGCGAATACACATGATTTCTTCCTCTGTGAGCTTGAAATACTGTGCCAGCACCATAACCGACTTATCACCGTGACCCTTGAGCAGAGTGTCCGTAGCGTATTCCCACTTGTAATCGTCTCTGATTTCCTCGCCGCCGAGAGTTTCAGCAATGACCGGGTGCTGATAGTTGTCCATCTTACAGAGGTCGTGGAACATACCAACCAGTAGCGGTGAGCGAGGGTTCTGCCAGTCAAGACGGCACTCCTCCGTGAGCTTCTTGAGGTAGCGAGCTACCATGTAACTGTGGTCGAACAAACCACCCTCGTAATTGCCGTGATACTTGGTGCTTGCCGGAGCGGTGAAGAACCCCTTATCCAACAAGTCTTTCTTGACCTCCGGGGGAACAATGTCACCCATGAGGTTATTGAACTTCTCAATACGTTCTGCCAGTGTCATACGTCACCCTCCTGTCTGTGAAGACTGCGCTCTTTCTCAAACCCATTCGGGTAACGGTTGCGGAGCTTGTCTACGTTCATCTGTAACACCGTCTCGAGGTCGTAGTCGATAGCGTGGGCGGTAACTGCGAGATACCACGCCACATCGCCCAGCTCTTTTGCGAGGTGAGCTTTGTCCAGCTCGTGACCTTGAAAGCGGTACTTCTTAACCATATCCACACACTCGCCGGATTCACCACAAAGACCCATAACGCCATTGAGAAGAATCTCGTCATTGTTCGGGTGGTTCATGCCAGCCGCAGTGCGGAGAGCTTCGGTCTGATACTCATTGATTGTCATTTCTTTTCACCTCCGATAAACAGAAACTTTGTATCCACCTCAACGGTGAGGGCGGTAGTAACAGGGTGATTGTCGGCTTCAATCAGAGCGGACAGGTCGAACCCCAGCTTCTCAAGATACTCAACTGCCGTTTTTGCGTTCTTCATGGATTCCACATTCGCAATCACGTTGGTATAGTTTTTCTCGATTTCACGAAGGGTTTCGGAACGCTTTGCTCTCAACTGACGGAGAGTGTCAGTGCCGTCCGTGAAATCCTTCATAATATACATACGAATGTTCTCTTTATCGGACAAATCAGAGAGCTTCGTTGTCAGAGAGGTGTACCAACCACAGGTGGTATCAATCCCTTTGACCTTCTCGAGAGCTTCCTTCCAGCGGCTCACCACCGTATCGGCTTCCGAAATCAAACGGAATACCTCGTCCACAGTTTCATTGATTTTCAGAGCTTCGTCTCTCTGTGCGAAATAGGCTTTTTCAGCCGTTGCGTACTGGATTTCGACCTCTGCCTTTGCGTCACTCTGCTTGGCTTCCAGCCACTTCACCAACTGTCGTTTCGTCATAGTTATGACCCTCCTTCAATTCGATATATTTGTTCAGATACCAAACGGCTTTCTTCATGTCCTCAAGACCGTTCTTCCGCTTGGCACGATACAGGTATTTGAAAGCATTGCACTGACAAAAATTCAGAACAGCTTCCACGCCCTGTGTCTCGAGCATTACCTCAATGCACTCGAATTTCCCGGTCTCATAATGTGCCGGGTGATTGACATTATCTGTCATGCGACACCTCCTATTAAAAATCCGGGAGAGGGGCTTGCCCCTCCCGGCTGATTGCTTAACCCAACAGTGCGTCAATATCCAGTCCAGTCTTAGCCGGAGCGGAAGCGGTCTGTGTCTTAGGTGCGGCTTTCGGAGCGGCGTTATTACCATTACCGAGAGTGAGCGCACGAGCGACAGGCTCGGTGTCGAAACCGTCTGCCGGAGACTTGTCTCCGAGGTTTGCGAAAGTGACTTCCTTGTTCGGGTCTTTGTTGCTCGGAACTTTGGTGTGAACAACCTCTGCACGAATGTAGTGATTGATAAGCTGTTCCGGGTCAATGTCCTCCATCGTGTAATCGTTCATAGCCGTCTTAGCGAAGTAGGAGAAAGCGTTCAGAGCCTTTTCGTTGTACTCGTCATTCTTATCCTTGATAGAGAAACGCTCGGTGTGGGTTGCGCCCTGTGCGTTTACCAGCTTGATTTCGATACGACCGAAATCCTCGTCATAGGTTGCGTCATAAATGCGGAAAACGTATTCTCCCTCCGGGATAATTACAAAACCGCTCGTCATAGGGATTCTTGCCATTGTAGTGTCCTCCTTAAAAAATTCCTTTTTTCGTACTGTTGGTGAAGACGATTTCCGTCAATTTCCATGCCTGTTCCTCGGTGAAACCAGCCTTAATGTAGCTGTCATACATATTGTGAAGCTCGACAGCGGCTTCATCGTACTTCTCAACCTTGAGAGCTTCCTCACGCTGTTCCTCGAGAGCTTTCATTTCCTCGGTCTGCTTCTTATGCAGTTCCATGACCTGTTCGGTCAGTTCCTTACTGTTTGCCATGAATTTGTCCTCCTTATTTAACCGTCATACGGTAGGTTTCAGATTTCTTGCTGTACTTATCCAGCAAGCCGTCAGCTTTCAGAGCGTCCTTATCAACGCTGGTAGTCTCGGAACGAGAGACAGTCCACACATAGGTAGAACCCTTGACCTCGACCTTCTTGTCACCGTCACGGAACTGCCCCATAGCGTGTTCCTTGATAATGTCGTTGATGGTCTTTAGACGCTTCTCCTTGTCTGCTGTGGAAGCAGAAATCTCGTCCAGCTCCTTCTTGAGACCTTCGGCTTCTGCAATCAGAGCTTCAATGTCAGTCTCGGGAGACAGGGTGTTGGTGCGGAGTGCCGCAAGGATTTCAGCGTCCTTCTTCTCGTCGTACTCCGGGGAGATACCAGTATCGACATAATCAGCCCACCACTGCTCAACAGCGGCTACCTTGTCTGCGAAGTCCGGGTAACGCTCGGAAACCTTGAACTCAACAGTGATGGTGTTGCTTGCGGTCGGCTGATACGCCGCCGGGTCTTTGTAGTCCTTCTCGTCAAGGAAGGAAGCGACCATAATCACATCGTCCACACCGTACAGGTAAGCGTATAATGCCGCCTGTAATGCGTAATACTCGGGAACATCGTTCTGCCAGTCCTCCGCACGTTTGGTAGTCTTCATTTCGAGAACAGCTTCGATGGTCTTGCCGTCTTCACCCTTCATCAGATAGTCCCACATACCGCCGAGGTGTTTGCTCTCCGGGAAGAAATCTCCCCATGTCTTATTGAAGTAGTCCTCACCCCACACATCGGAAGGGCGAACAATGTCCATACCGTAGGACTGCTCCATGTAGCGAGCCTGTTTCGGCTCGATGGTCTTACCAGCAACCGTGTAGATAGTGTCCTCGAAGGGCTTCTCATAGGTCTTGGTAATCGCACACCACATTTCAAATGCGGTACTCCACGGATTCAGACCGAGGATAGTAGCGAAGCGAGTACCTGTGATTTTCTTGGTTCTCTTGGGAGGGGCAATCTGAATACGATTGCCCTCGAGCCACTTAATGTCTGCCATTACTTAGCCCCTCCTTCCAGCATTGCGGTAATCTTCTGAATCAGCGTCTCGCAATCAGACTTGGAAATCTCCGTGAATCCCTTGGTCTGTACTGCGATGTTCGCAATCAGTTCCTCCTTGCTCGGGTCAGCGTCCTTGAGCTTCTTAAGAACCGCTTTCAGACCTTTAATCTGTAAAGCAGAAGCATTGTCAGCCGGAGCAGTCAGATTTTCCTTCACTTCCTGTCTCTGCTCGGGAGTAGCCGGAGCTTTCTTCTCTGCCGCCGGAGCGGAAGCGGTCTCACCATTGCCGAGATTTGCGTCAATGGAATCGCTCTCGCAAATGTCCAGCGCAATCATATACAGATAACGGCGCATATAGGTGATGGAAGAACCGAGAGCTTGCATTTCGTTTGTAGCCTGTTTGCCAGCGTTGCTCACGATAGGAGCAATCTGATTGAACGGAGCAACGAACGGTACGGATTCCTCCGGGTTGTCTGTGTTGATGATGTTCATGGTTGCAACATCAGAGGTGAAGTTCACCACAGGGATAAGACCAACCTCATTGAAAATGCGGATAGCGGTCGGTACAATGTCCTCAAGCTCGAAATATTTGAAGGACAGGTGCATATTCTTTCCTGTCTTCTCCACGTTCGCTTCAAGGAACTTTGCCCTTGCAGTAAGGAGCTTCTGATATACATTTGCGGTCTTGGTAGTAGTTGCCATTTTCTTTGTCCTCCTTGGCTTTTTAGTTTTTTCGGGTTTGATACCCTTGAAATCGTCAACTCGCTTTTTCGCCATTGCGATGTAGAAACTTCTGTCTACCTCGTCAATGGACAGCTCGTTATCGTTGTCGATGATACAGTGTTCCGGGAGAGAATCTATTTTCGCTTCGGAATCGTCCTCGGCTTTCACCTTGAAGATTTTTCCGTATCTCTCGTCCGCTATGGCGTACACTCGGTTCACCTTCTGAACGGACTGCTTTTCACCGTCCACCACATGATAGGCTTCTCGGTACTTCGCCCCGGCTTTGGCGATAATCTGAAACTGGAAAATATCATCGCAACTATTGATGGTGTCTTCGACAGGCGTTCCGTTTACAAAGAACTCCTTGAGGGCGGTAGCCACAATCACACAGGAGTTATTGATATTGAAAGCACCAGCCGGAGCGATACCCTTCACGAGATAGCCGCCTTTAGCTTTTGCTTTGCCGCCCGGCTGAACCTCAACGTAGTTATTTACGTCTTTCTGCGCTATCTTGATAACGGTATCTTCCTCGAGGTCAAAGCCTGTACGAGACTGCCATTCAGCACAGATAGCGGTCAGTGTGTCGTAGTCTTTCTTATCGCACTCGACCATGATACCGTCCGTATTGAGCTGGACAATTCGCAGTCCTTCAATCTCTTGGTAACAATGCTCTGCAAGTTCCAGTAGATATAACTGCCCGGAAATGCAGACCGACCTACCCATGAGGGGGTCGTAGAGGTCGTTGTACTGATTCAGCAAGCAACCGTAGGTGGTATTGCAAACCAGTTTCAGAGCGTTTGCCGTGTGCTTATCGCCAGCGGCTTTCGCTTTCATACGGCGGTTGAGAATGTCCTCGTAAATCTGCGGAGACGGAATGTTTCTGCTCGTGTACCCATTGATGGTACAGAGGTGTGGATAGTAGCTTCCTACGTCCTCATTCCAAATCCCTCTATCTTCGGTTTCCTCCCAAAAGAAGTTAGGGGTTGCGCCGTGAATACCACCGTACCCGAGTGTCACAGGACACTCACCGATGTTCAGATTAAACTTGCCTTTGAAAAGCTCACTGTCTGAAATAGAGAGGTCATACATTCTATCGAAGAAAGCGAAAACCTCCGGCGGTATGTACTCTTTTCGCAGATTGTCCGGGTACACATACTTGCGTTCATCATCGTGCGGCTTCTTGGTAGCTTTCAGCATTGCCGCAGTCAGTTTGGCGTTCGTCATACCCATTGCCTTGACTTCATCAAGACCAGCCAGCCGACCGAGGTTGATTTTGTTCTTCAAGTAGTCCTTACGAATGTCAATCAGTCTCTCGGCGGTATCAACGTCATGTTTACAGTAGAACTCCGTTTCGGCTTTTTCCTCCGGGGTTAGAGAACGGTCAATGTCAAACGGTACGCTGGATTCTTTAACCGACATACCGAGGTGTCCTTCGATAGCTTTAAGGGATAGACCCTGTTGCGTATCGTCTCGAATATCCACATTACTGAAACGGAAGTAGATACCATCGAGAAGCGGACACTGCCAGCCTTGTCCTCCGGCAATAATGAAATCGTTGACCTTTTTAATTTCCTCCGGGGCAAACCCGGCGGCAATCGCTTTGATGATGTACTGGTCGTAGTGTTTCGAGTTGAAACCGACATAGATACAATCATCGGACAATGCCATTTTCAGAGCTTCGTTGTCGTTCCAAATACAGGTGTAAACGCCTGTTTCCTTATCCTTGAGGGTTACGAGCCAGTCATAGGCGAAGACCTCACAGTCATAAGAAATCAATCGCATGGGCTTGTCCCTCCTTCCTTCACGAAGTAACAACCGTTCTTTCGATAGGTCGTACATCGCTTCTTATAGGACTTCACGAGGTAAGCTATATCGTCCACGAAATCGTAGGCGATAGGGTCTGACTTTCCATCGAAGGTGCGAGCGATACGCCCGATACTCTGTGTCACCACAGCGTAGTCCTTCTGTGGAGTGGTGAGGTACAGACGCTCCAACCGTGGTACGTCCAGTCCTTCCTTCGCCAGTGAGTAGGTAGCAAAGAGGTATTTCTTCTTGCCGCTCCTCATGTCCTCAAGAGCCTGTTCTCGTTCAGCCTTGCCCTTTTTGGTTGTCATTTTGCCGCTTATCATTACAGCGTCCTTCTGCATATCAGTCGGGAGAAGACTTATCAGCTCCTCGAGGTGATTCAGCCTGTCAGACAGAATCAGAGAAGGTCTCTGCTCAATAGAATCTGCAATGAGCTGATTCCGGGCGGCGTTTTCGGTAAGATAGGTAATGAGCTTGGTGTAGTTCAGCGTTCCGTCCGTGTTGAGGGCTTCCCGGCTTATCTGCACCCCTGTACCCACAGGGTAGATACCTACTTTCATAATCTTGTCAGCCACAGCTTCGTCCGGGACTTTGTAGGCAACCTCACCAACGAGGGCGTAGGTAGCTTTAATCATTCCATCTGACCTGTGTACCGTTGCTGACAGACCGTATTTGTGTCGTGCCGACAAACTGTTCAGCACTTTTTGATACTGTGTCACGGCGGTAGGACTGCCGCTGACCCGGTGTACCTCGTCTGTGATAATGCAATCCCAGTAGTCCCGATACTGTGCGAGGTCGAGCTTGCACATTGTCTGAATCGTGGCGAAGGTGATTCCCTCACCGAGATTGACTTTTCCTTCCGTGATAGTACCCATAAGGTCTTCGCTCATATAGAGCTTGGCTCGTTCCTTACTCTGTTTGATAAGGTCGAGTGTGTGGCAGAGCCATAATGTACGCCGCCCCAGCCTTGCGGCGAGGGCAATTCCCATCTGCGTTTTACCGCTTCCGGCGGCACTCTGTAATATCCCATACTGGGCGGCTACCATCGCTTGTACGGCGGTTTCTTGGTAGTCATAGAGTGGAACATCAGCGTTGTAATTCACCTCCACAGGGGCGGCAAATTCGCTCAAGAACAGTGCCTTATCGGATATGTCCTTCGGGAGTAGCCGGAGTGTTCCAAACGGAAGCACCAGCGTTGTTCCTCGGGTCTCATAGAGTGACAGGACTTTCGGCGTGTTGCCGAGCCATAGGTTCATGCGAGATTTCTTCGCATATTCCGGGTTTGGTATGGTGAGATTTCTCTTGCACCACAACACCATTTCCGGGGTAGGGTTCTCGACCGTCAGTGTGTTTGAGACTTCAATCAGCATTTCTTCAACCACCTTTCCAGTGGCGTTCCATACTCTCGAATATCTGTCAAATTCAGAGCTGACTTCTCATAGGAGAGAGCCACCATTGAAAAGTGCGGAATCATAATGATTTCGTCTTCAACCTTGAGTGCAAACCAGCCCTCGCCATTTCCACAGGCTTTCCATGTTTCCATAGCAAAGTGCTGATTTTCTTCCACTCTCGAGAGAGGGAATCGGTTGTTTGAACACACCTTGCAGTCAATGAGGTACGCCGTTTTACCTTTAACAGCGATAACGTCTGCTGGTTGCCCGGCGGCATTTTGAGCCATGTTGTGACACCAAAATCCATGCTGGAACAGTAGCTCACAGAACTCGGTCTCAAAACTGTTACCGATTTTTCGGTTAGTAGCCATGTTCTTTCAGCACCTCCTTGACGGTCGAGTGAACGTCTTTATCGTCCACATAACTGTCAAGGTCTCGAATGAGTTCTGAAAGCTGTTCTATCTGATTCTGATAGTAGTTGGCACAGTCCATACCCATGTGCTTGTCAATCAAATCCTCGAAATCCTTCGGGGATAGGATTGTTTCTGGTCTGCCGTTACTTAGCGTCAGCATTTGTGGCATTTACATTCACCTCCTGTTCATACTGTTGCATGAGAGCGAGAACACTCTCACTGTATGAGGTGGATTTGATACCGTTTTCCCATGCTTTCTTAGCACCGTAGTCACCCATGTTGTATGCCATCAGAGCTAAACCGTAGTCATTGTAGTTCTGAATATACGAACCAATTACTTTGATTCCACAGAAGACATTCTGATAGGGGTCAAGCATATCTGCTGTTCTGTATTCCTCTGCCAGCCATTCGTGATTGATGGTGTTAATCTGCATGAGACCGTAATCCCCGGTCTTACTAACCACTTCCGGGTTGAACTTGCTCTCTTGGTCTATCATTGCGATAACGAGTGACACTGGAACATTTTCGTCCGCACACACCTCGTAGATATATCTCTGTAAGCTGTGTGAAAGTGGTACATCGAAGTATGTAACTTCTTCGGCTACCGGGAGGGAATCGGCTTCGTAGGAAGGAACTTCAACCGTCTCCGTTACGGTAACTTGTTTCTTCGGAGCGGTAGCTCGTCCTACGACAAGACCACCGATAAAGCCAATCAGTACCAGCGTACCGATGATGATATATGCTTGAATCACAGCGAGCTTATGTCTGTTGATTCTTTTTGTTTTCGTTCCTCTACATTGCGTAGCCATTTCTGAAAATCCTCCTCATTCTTAGGGTCTGCGTAAAACTTTGTGATAATACCCACTAAAGGTCTTGCGAGGTCATTTACCTGTACTTCTGACAGGCTCATTCATTCTCACGTTCCTTGAGAATTTCCTCGCAAACAGCGAGAATCTGCTTTGCCTTGGGATAGGTATAAACCCCTCGGAGAATACTTGACATCATAGGCGGCTGAACTGCATAACCTCGCTTCTGCAATTCCAGTATCATGTCTACCTGTGTCATTCCCACATTTGCCATTCTCTCTTTAATGTCCACGAATCTCTTACCTCCTTTACGATATAAATTCTTGAAATCAGAATTACCATTGACAAATAGGCGAATTATTGTTATTATTCTTATAAGACCATCAATAACTATAACTTCCCGAAAACTGCCATTTTCGAGAGGTCGCTTTCTTATTGCCAATTCGCATTTTCTGAACTTCATGTTCTTATTCTAATTCTTATTATGCGAATTGTCAATAGGAAAATTCGGTTTTTACGAATTTATTTTTTGCAGAGGAGGAATCACTATGACATTCGCAGAGAATATCAATCGTATCTGTGCTGAAAAAGGCACGAATCTGACCGCCATTGTCAAAGCTGTTAAGGGTTCAAGTTCTTTCGCAACGGCTATCAACACCAAAGGGTCATTACCGAAGGAATCCGAAATGTTGGAAATGGCAAAATTGCTTGAGTGTTCCGTCATGGACTTCTTCGCAGACGAGGAAGACTTACCCGAAACCAAACCAGCCAATGAGGACGAGGAGGATATTCTTCGTATCTACCGGGGACTGTCCCGGCGAGCAAAGCATGAGTTCATGTCTATGGCTTATGAATTTGAGAATCGTGAGGAGCTTGAGGGGGATAAGGGAGCAACTGCGGCGGTGTGATAAGCTCATTCCATTCGCTTTGATACATAGAAAGAAGATATTGGAGGTGAGACTATCAAAGCAGTAATTTATGCTCGTTACTCGAGCCATAATCAACGAGAAGAATCCATCGAGGGTCAGCTTCGAGAGTGCCATGAGTTCGCTCTCAAGAATGACTTCATCGTGGTTGACGAATATATCGACCGGGCAATCTCCGGCAAGACTGACAACCGACCGAGCTTCCAGCGGCTTATCAAGGACAGTGAGAAGGGGCATTTTGACGCTGTGATTATGTACACCCTTGACCGCTTCGCCCGGAACAGGTACGATAGTGCCATTTACAAAGCAAAGCTCAAACGCAATGGTGTGAAGATTTTCTATGCCAAACAACCAATGCCGGACACCCCGGAGGGAATCATTCTTGAATCCGTCCTCGAGGGCTATGCGGAGTATTACAGCGAGAACCTTGCCCGGAGTATCAAGCGAGGTATGAAAGAGAACGCTCTCCACGGTATTGCTATGGGAAGCCCGGTGCTTGGTTATAAGATAGGAAACGACCGCCAGTATGAGATTGACCCAGTAGGAGCGAAAGCCGTCAGAACCATCTTCACGATGTATGCAGAGGGAAAATCAAAAACGCAGATTGTGAACTGGTTGAATGAGCATGGTTTTAAGACCTCCCGGGGAAATGCTTTCAATAAGAACAGCTTGTCCCGGATTCTGCGAAATGATAAATACATCGGAGTGTACCGATACGATGATGTAGTCTTGGAGGACGCAGTACCTCCTATCATCGACAAGACCTTGTTCGATAAGGTGCAAGCAACCTTCCGGCATAACTACACAGCCCGGGCAAAAGCCAAAGCTATTGAAGACTATCTACTCACTACAAAGGTCTTCTGCGGTCATTGTGGAGAGCCTATGGTGGGTGAGAGTGGCACTTCAAAGACCGGGAAGGTTCACCATTACTACAAGTGTGTGAATCGTAAGAGAAAGCACAACTGCGAGAAGAAGGTCGAGAAAAAAGAATGGCTCGAGCGGACTGTCGTTGAGTTCACGGTGCAACAGGTACTCACCGATGAAAACATAGAAAAAATATCCACTCGAGCTATGGAGCTGATTGAGAAGGAGCTTCAAGATACCTCCGTTCTCATAGGTTTACAGGAACGATTGAAGGAGACCAATAAGAGAATCAAGAACCTCATGTCCGCAATAGAGCAAGGCATTATCACACCAACAACGAAGGAACGTCTTGAGGAGCTGGAAGAAGAACGCAGAGACCTCGAAGGGCAGATTGCCCGGGAGGAAATGAAAAAGCCCCTCTTGACGAAGGAGCGAATCATGTATTGGCTCGAATCGTTCAAGAGGGGTGATATAGAAGATGTTGAGTATCAGCGGCGTATCATCGACACGCTTGTCAACTCGGTTTATGTGTACGATGATGGGGATAAAGGACGCAAGCTCGTGCTGACTTTCAACATTTCGGGGAACAATACGCTCACTATCTCGAGTTCGGATATTGAGCGCACAGCTCCACCAGAAGAGGAAGCGTCGAACTCTTCTTTTACAAGAATGAGTTTGCGCTTGTGTATAGGTTGGGGGACGCCTGATGGCGTCCCCTTTCCGTTTTCGTTGCTGTGAAACGCCGTATTTTGCGTTTTAAGGCGTTTTAAGCCTGTTGGGGTACTCGTGTACCCCTCGGGCTTTTTTCGTGCCTTAAAACGCCTCTGAAGCGGTCTGTGGACATTCGAGCGCCCATGCGCATCTCGCATCCGCTCGATGCAAGAAAGCAACGACTGCGGCAAGAGGTACACGTGAGGGCTGACCACATGACCGGATGACCAGATGAAATCCGACAAACTTTATTTATTTACGCGTATTAGATAACCCTTTTCAATTTTTATAAATAAGTCCCAAATGATGTGGTCATCTGGTCAGGTATTGCAAAAAGCCCGATAGCGCCAAGGGATTCAGCTGACCAGATGGTGACCACGACATTTTTTCTTGTGGTCATGTGGTCAGGCAAAACGCTCATAAGCAAGGGGGTGGGGGATTCTTCTGTCCTAAGCAGGTGCGCATTTCGGGCGCTTCGCGTCCTCAATGCAAGGGTGGCCGCCCTGCGGGCGGCGGTTGGATGCGAATGGACGTACAGAAGGGATGCGGCATGGGCTTGGGAGGTCATGCCTATTTGCGCGTTCCGTCGTTCGTGCACACTACCCTGCACACCATGCACACTATCCTGCACACCATTTTTGGCCATAGTGTGCAGCTTAAATCTTGATTTATCAGGGGATTTAGGGGTACTGCACACTATGCACACCATTTTATAAGTCTTATATATGAAAATATATAAATTCCCTCACGTATATATAAGTCATTGAAAAAATGGTGTGCATGGCGTGCAGGGCGGCGAGACAGCATCGGAAAAGGCTCATAAACGAGAGAAAACAAGAAAAATAGCCTGCACACTTCAATGAAAAATGGTGTGCAGCGAAGTGTGCAAGGCGTGCCGAAGGTGTGCAGCGCACGTCGGAATGGCACCCCTTTTCCTTGGCGTACTTCTTCTGCCTCCGACTTTTTCAGGGGGCGCGAGCGAACTTTTTTGAATTGATTTCTGCCCATAAACGAGCGGAAATAGGCTCTGAGCAGGGGTAACGAAATAAAAAGTGTTGCGAAGTTAGTGTTAACGCCGTATAATAAAAGCTGTATAGATAAATGGCTCAGCACCCGTCCCGTCCTCGATGCGGGGCTGCTATCGGGAATAGGAGCCGAGCGCTCGGTCGAATAGGCCGTGCGTCACGGGCGAAACAACGAACACGAAGCTCCCGTGGAAACCGAGATAGACAAGGCTTTGCGCCTCTGTCCTTCTTTGGTTTCCACGGGAGCTTTTTTTGTTTCGCGAAAAGGACTTTGAACATGGAGGTGGCTGGTTATGGCTAAGACAAAGCAGCAAGTAAAAGGGTCGAAGCCCTCTTACATGACGACGTATGAGGCGGCGGATTTCCTCGGTTTTACCGCAGGCACGCTCCGCGTCTGGCGCTCTCAGGGCAAGGGGCCGAATTACTACAAGGTCGGTAGCACGGTTCGCTATGAGATGGATGACCTTGAGGCGTGGAAGAACGAGAACGTGAAGCACGTCGAGCTGGCGAATTAAGGAGGTGAGAGCATGGAGGCAAAAGAAAACCGCCCCGATGCCTGCACAGCTTTCGGGACGGCCAACTCAATTTATAAAGATTTTAGCACGGATGCGCCTGATATTCAAGAGGAATTGACGGGCCCTGTTCTTCCCGATGAGTGTGCAGCGGACATTGTGTCGTTCTGCTCCGAGCAGACTATCGCGTACGACGATTTGCTGGAGTATGCGACGCTGTTCTACCTGCAGGACAAAGACCCCGAGGACCCGCCCTTTCGCGATACGCTCAAGTTCGAGCTTCTGACGCTGACGAACAGCTGCATCGACGCGTACAACTTAGGTCAACGCGACCCGAATGCGGGTCCCGGTGCGAAGCTGAAGGACGCCTATCCCGACAAGAAGGAGGGCGCGGAGCGCTACAAGCGCCTGTCGGGTCTCCATACCTTGCAGATTGCCATCATCCTGTACAAGCTGCACCATGCGGTGGGCATCCTTTGGAACAACTCGCATGACGACGGCAACTTTGACATCGGCATTTACCAGTACAGCGGCGACAACGAGGGCTGCTACGACGTTGGCGAGCAGAATCTGAAGAGCCTTATCCGTGGCTATTGCAAGACGGGCACCATCAAGGACGTAAACGAGACCATCGAGGCCCTTCGCGCGATTTGCCCTCGCGTGGAGCGCTGCCGCAATCGCGATTTGGTCGCCGTGAACAACGGCATCTACGATTACGGCAACAAGATTCTGATGGCGTTCGACCCTGCGTTCGTCTTCACGAGCAAGAAGCACGTCGATTTCGTCGACCGTGCCCAGAACCCCGTCATCCACAACGACGAGGACGGCACGGACTGGGATGTCGTGTCGTGGATGAACGAGCTGTCCGACGACCCCGATGTGGTCTCGCTTCTGTGGCAGATTATCGGCGCAACGGTTCGCCCGTATGTGAGCTGGAATAAATCCGCATGGCTCTATTCCCCTTCCGGCAACAACGGCAAGGGCACGCTCTGCACCCTGCTTCGCAATCTTTGCGGAGCGGGCGACTGGACTTCCATTCCGCTGAAGAACTTCGGCAAGGATTTCATGCTCACGTCGCTGATGCATGCGTCCGTGATTATCACCGACGAGAACGACACGGGCACGTTCGTGGACGACGCGGCGTCGCTCAAGAGCATCATCACGGGCGACCCGTTCCAGATGAACCGCAAGAACCGCGACCCGCGCGACGTGCTTTTCAACGGTTTCATGGTGCAGTGCGTCAACGAGATTCCGAGGGTTCGGGATAAGTCCGAATCCATGCTCCGCCGCCTGCTGGTGATTCCGTTCGAGAAGCGCTTCGAGGGCTGCGAGCGCAAGTACATCAAGGGCGACTACCTGAACCGACCCGAAGTCCTCGAGTACGTGCTGTACCACGTGCTCGCCGAAACGGACTACTACGAGCTTGACGAGCCGGATGCCTGCTTGGCGCTTCTGGATGATTTTCGTCTGACGAACGACCCGGTTCGCCAGTTCCTCGACGACATTCTCATACGGGCGACATGGGACGTTTTGCCGTGGCAGTTCGTATTCGATTTGTATCGCCGTTGGTTTATTCGCAACAACCCGAGCGGGCGATGCCAGAGTCGCAAATCGCTCATCAATGACGTCAAGGGAATCATCTCCGATTACGAAGGATGGGACTATTCGGACAATCCGGTTTCCGTCCCCGACGAGATGTACGACACGCCCGAGGGATTGATTGGCATATATGAGGTCCGTGAGTGGGAGGAGCCTGGGTATCGAGGCTCGAATCCAAATCGCTCCCACTTGTATCGCGGTTCGAAACGCACTCGCGGTCTCGTTCGCGTAGGCATGGCCGCTTCGGAAGATGCAACGACAACTGATTCAACGATTAAGGAGGAGTAAATCATGAGCAATTTGACGCCTGATGAGCTGGCTCGACTTCGTCTGAAGGCAAATCACGGAATGCTCACGCCCGAAGAGCAGCGGGCGTACAACGACTATGCGACGGAGCAGCTTTCCGCTGTTCCGTCGCCGCCCTCGGGTGCTGTACCGCCTAAGAAGGGTTTCAAATGGGAGAGCGAGAAGGTTGCGGAGTGGCGTCTGAAGGCACGCCACGACGGCCTTGATGAGAACGAGCGGCTGCTCTATCAGGATTACCAGCAGACCCTTGCGCTTGCCGGTGCTTCAGTCGAAGCGGAGAACAAGGCGTATTCGCCCAAGGTGGAGAAGTGCATCATCTTTCGCGGTGCCGTCTCGTTGGCGTTGATGGCTCTAATCGGTCTGTTCAGCATTTCGGGTTGCAAGCTGTCCGAGTTGGCTCTGCTTGTTCCCTACACGTCGTATCAGCTGGGCTACGCGTTGACCGGCGAGATGCCGAATACAAATGAGGCGCTTACGCCGATTGCTGTCGAAGGTCTGGATTCTTGTCTATGCGACATAAGGACGTACGCGAACTACATCCAATCAGAGGAAGCAAATACGCCTTTCGATGACATCACGAGCAGCTTCCATCATTTGCTCGTTAAGGATTCGGTCCGCGATGATTTGCTAAGCGAGAACGTAGTCGGCGGGTTTGCCGATGCCATTCAAAACGATGCGGCATTCCGCGATGCCGTTTACCGCAATAGCGAGGTTTATCAAGCGGCGAAGAAACGAGCTGAGGAACAAGCCAATGGCGGTAAGCAGACCATCGAAGACCTCGGCGCGGCTGAGGGCGGTCGTCAGACAATCGAAGACCTCGGCAACGGCTGAGTAAAGGAGAGCAAAGGAATGAATGGTTTAGGTATCAAAAAGGCATCTAAGAACGACAAGGACACGGACATCTTGACGCCCGACGAGGTCGCGTTGCTTCGCACTCATGCGAGCAATGGAACGCTTACGGCGGAAGAGCGTGAGCTGTATTCAAAGCACCTTGATGCGATGGAGAAATTGATTCCCGAGGGCAAGAAGAAGGGCAAGCCGTACGGGCTTGGCATTGCAAAGATTCTGGTCACCGTCGCCCTGATTCCGCTTGCGACAATCACTGCCATAAGTCTGATACAGGCGGCAACCCGCACTCGGACCTGGGCTTGGTTTGTCAATCTGCTTTCCTATGTTCTGGTTTACCACCAGCTGCCGCCGTATTGATAGCTTGAGTTTTGCCATCCCGTTTTTCGTTTCAATAGTCGGAGCTATCGCCTTTCGTGACTATGGGCGCTTAGCTCCAATACAAGATTAGGAGGAGTAAATCATGAGCACTAAGAAGAAGATTTCCGACATCGACAAGGCGATTGAGGAGATGCAGCAGCGCCGCGACGAGTGCTTCAAGCACATCGGCAAGGCGATGTACGAGAGCTGCCCCGAGCTGGGCGACATGAGCGTCGCCGACATGCGCAAGGCGGGGCGTTACCTGCACAAGTTCTTGACCGCGAAGTCGCCCTCGCAGGGTGTCGCTCCTGTCCGGAACGGCGCGCCCGTCGCGTCCGATTCGGGTAGCACGTCCGCCCCGGACGGACGCGAGCCTATGCCCGTGTCGGGCTATGGCGAGGGCATGTAGCGAGGCAGTCGTGCCTCCTATCCGGCACCCCGCGAGGGGTGTCCGGGGTGCCCCGTTCCGAATGGGATGCTTCGCCGAGTCGTCGGCGGAAGCTGGTTGGGAATGGGGCGCATCTGGGGGTTCGAAGGGGGCAGTGAAAACTGCCCCCTCGCGAGCGGGACGTGTAACGACAAAACGGAGGAATTTTCTACTTTGTAGAAAAATCCGAAGTTTTGTAGGGACAAGTCCCATGCTCGCTCCTTTTTTAGCGTCGATTCTGTCGTAGAAAATCAACGCGCACGTTGCATTAAAAAAAGGAGGTGTTTTACGTGGGTGTGAGTTCAAACATGAGGAGCAGCCGCGTGCGCCGTCAGGCGGCTAAGAAGCCGAACAAGGAGCGCACGGTCCAGGTTCGGTTTTCGGACGAGGAGCTTGCCGCGCTGGACGCGATTTGCTCCGAGAAAAAGATGACCCGCTCCGCATTTCTCCGCAGTTGCGTGGAGAAGGTACAGGGCGGGGATGTTGAACCGACGTACGTCGTGACGAGGAACGCCGACGCGGAGCGCATGGCGTCCGAGGCGAAGAGCATCGGCGTCAACGTGAACCAGATTGCGCGGGCGCTGAACGCGGAGTCCAAGTCGCATCCGGGTTCGCTCTCCCCGGGTGTGCTCGGCGAGTGCAAGACGGGTCTTGCGGAGGTGCGCGGCGAGCTGTCGAAGCTGACCGATGAGGTGGACGGCCTGCGCACCGATTTCGCCAAGGACGTGTTCCGCGCCATGGCCCTGCTGTGGCCGGACGTTCCCGAGCAGTTAGAGGAGCTGTGCGATTACTGGTACGGCGAGCGCGGCGAGAAGATTCTTATCGGAGGGGGTGGAAGCTGATGTCGACGACGCACATCCAGCCCCTGCCGAACGTCCGCGGGCGCATGTCGTACACGGAACTCGGCGAGGGCAAGAAGCGCACGCGCAATATCCGCGAGAAGACGAACCGCATCGCCGCCCAGATGGGCGACATGGGCACCCGCGAGGACTTCATCCGGTTCTGCTCCGCCATGCGCAGGCAGAGCCAGGGGACGAGGCTGAACGAGGGCTACGAGCTGCGCGTCTCGTGGTCTCCCGAGGAGCTTTCGAAGGACAGCCCCGAGGACATCCAGCGGGCGTGCGAGTACGGCTATGCCCTGTGCAAGGAAGTGGCCCCGAACGCCCCCTGCTGGGTCACGGTCCACACCGACGGCGAGGGCGGCTGCGTGCACGTCCATGCGACCATCGCGAACCATGACTTGGTATCCGGCACGGCCATCGCGCACGGCACCGACCATGCGACCGTGAAGCGCAAGAACGACCGTCTGAGCCGCGAGATGGGGTTCACCGTCGTGGGTCCCGAACCCGCCAGGGAGCCGACCACATGGGCCGAGCGCAAGGGGCAGTTCGGCATCGAGTCCTTCGAGCGCGTTCTGGGCAACCGCGTGGCTGACGCCCGCGACCATGCGAGCAACATGGAGGAGTTCCTCGAGGAGCTGAAGGTTCGCGGCGTCGAGCTGACCGAGACCCGCAAGGTCGACGAGAAGACCGGCGAGGAGACCGTGGGCTGGAGCTACAAGTCCCGCGACCCCTACGGCAAGAGCAGGCGCAAGAGAAGGCGCCGTGCCTCCAACCTCGCCGACGACCTGACCCGCGAGGGCATCGAGGCGTACTTCGAGGCGAAGCAGCGCGAGCTTGAGGTACCGCAGCAGGACGCCCCGGCACCGGAGGTCCTTCCCGACGTGCCCGAGACGGCAGAGCCGGCAGCACAGCCCTCTGCGGATTTCGCTCTCGACGTGTACGACCTCGACCGGGCGTACGTGTCGGAGATGGCGTCCGACCTTCAGAGGGCGCACATCCACCGCTCACGCGAGAAGGGCAAGCCCTTCATGGACGAGCGCTATGAGAGGCTCGTGGAGGCGCGCAACCACCCGGACGAGCAGCTGGCGAAGCTGCGCGAGGACGTGGACGCCGCACGGCGCGAGTTTTACGCCTCCAAGGAGGCACGCGACACCATGCAACACCCGTGTCCGGGTCTTCTGGCCGGCATGCACGTGTTCGCCAAGGCGGGGCGCGATGCCAAGGACCCCGTGTCCCGCATGATGGCCGACATGACCGCCATGATGCTGCGCATGATGATTCAGGAGGCGCTCGCGGAGGAGCGCCGCAGGCAGCGCGAGGAGGCGGAGAGGCGCGTCTACGAGTCCCGCAAGAGCATGTGGGACGCCGAGAAGCGCCTCAAGGCGGCGGAGAAGGCGCTGTCCAACGAGGACGAGCGCGAGACCAAGGCACACGCCAAGGCCATGCGGGCACGTTATGCCAGGGCGCGAAGTGCCAGCCCAAGCGCGCCGAGGTCGGCGGGCAAGGACACGCAGTTCGGCGAGTAGCCGAAAAGATAAGGGAGCAGCGTCAGGCTGCTCCCTTTCTCAAGTTCCCGCTCGCGGGCTACGAAAAGACCTTCAGAAGGGCTGTTGACGGGCGTACGCGCAAGGGGCGGAAAATCGGGGTTTTCGTCGTCCGCTCGTTTATGAGTCGGATTCGGAAAACGCGGCTGAGCGGACGGAGCGAAGCGAGGCGTGAAGCCCGTTTGGAGACCGGCAAAAGCCCAGATGAAGCCCAGATAAAGCCCCTGCGCAGGTCTGCAAAAGGACGTGCTCCGATAGCTACTGCGTATTGACTTTTATTCATTCAGTAGCTATAATATAGATATTGAGTATATATTTCTGATAGGATGGAGGTGCTGATATGAAGACAATCGCAGTCGTTTGCGAGAAAGGCGGCACCGGTAAGTCGGTGATAGCCAACGAGCTTTACGAGAGCTATGTGCGACAGGGCGTGCCCGCGTCGCTCTACTCCCTGGACGGTCAGTATAAGGACGCGTCGTCTTCGAAGAAGGTCGAGGATGCCGAGGTTGCCATCGTCGATACGCCGGGCGTGCTGACGGACAATCTGAGCGACCTCGTTTCCGGTGCGGACGTCATCGTCATCCCCGTTCGACCGACGCCGAACGACATCGAGCCGTTTACGTGGACGGTCTCTATCGTGGCGAAGAACACGAATGCTCCGCTGGTCATCGTGGTGAACGGGACGAACCGTTTTCGCATGTGCGCGTCGTTCATGGCGTGGCTTGAGAAGAAGCCATGGGCGAAAAACGTCGTCAAGGTTCCGCAGTCCGAGGCAATCGTGCAGGCGCAGGGCATGCAGAAATCCGTCGTGAACGTGGACAGGCACGGTGCCGCCGCCGAGGCGGTCCGCACGATGTGCCGCAAGGTCAGCATTCTGGCGGGCCTGCCGTTCGAGAAGAAGCAGTTGAAAAGGATAGATACTAAATAGATACTAAATAGATACTTGTTAGATAATGAGTATCTATGCGAGGAGGTAGGGTATGGCGAAGAAGCAAGATATGGCGGCATTGCTCGACAAGTTCGAAGCAGACGCCGCGAAGGAACACGATAAGAAGGAGGCCAAGGCGAGCGTTTCCGCCGATGCATCAGAGGGGCGCGCCACGTCGTTGGTCTCCATGACGAAAAGCGATAAGGAGCGCTTAACGGCGATTGCGAAGGCTCACGGGTTGAGCCTGTCCGCGTTTTTCCGTCTGGCTGCTGACGAGTACATCGCGAACCACGATTGGTAAAGGAGGGAAACGAATAGATGGCAAAGAATTTGACGGAGGATGCGGTACGCGATTTGGCGCGTGACATTCTCGGGCTTGTAGATAGCGATGTGGCGCGCGCCGGTGTCGGGCAGCTCACGACGTTCAATCAGCTGGGGTTCGCAGGCGTTGCCGATAAGCCAGATGGCTGGTATCTGCCCAACAACAAGGCGGAAGTCGCACTTGTTTTGGAGACGAAGGCGACGCGAATTGCCCTTGGCAAGGCGCAGGTGGACGAGGTGCTGAAGAACGTCCGAATTGTACAAACGCAGTACGAGAAGGTTGTTGGTGTTCTGTACAACGGCGAGGACGTGCGCGTGTTCAAGGGCGAGGAGGAAGTCAAGACACCCGACAAGTTGCAGCACGTCGGCTATTACCTGTCGCTCTATACCGTCGACAGCATTGACAAGGAGCGCATTTACCAGCTGACGGCGCGCATCAACAACTGCCTGCACTTCGAGTTCGGCATCAAGAACCTGTATCACCGCATGATTTTCACGGCATGCGCGTTGGTTGCAGAGCGATACGGTGCAGGATTAAAGCGTCTGAAAAACCTTGGTTATGAGACGTTCCATACGGCGATTCACTCAACGCTTGCAAAATCACTGATTGCCAGTCGCAAACAGAATGCGAAGATTGACATCCTGCTGGAGGAATATTCCGACATCAAGATGAACACGACCGACAACCAGGAGGCAATCAACGATTTTATCGACTGGGTTGTCGAGATTTCCGAGTGCGTCAACTCGAACGAGTGGCGTGGCGAGGACGTGATGGGCATCTTCTTCAACGAGTTCAATCGTTACAAGAAGAAGTCCGAGTCAGGTCAGATATTCACGCCCGAGCACATCACGGACTTCATGTACAAGATTCTCGAAGTGAACATGGACGACTGCATCTTGGACGCCACGTGTGGTTCCGGCGGCTTCCTCGTGAAGGCCATGGCGAACATGATTCGCGAGGCCGGCGGTATGGAGACGAAGAAGGCCGGCGAGATTAAATCCAAGCAGCTGTACGGTATCGAGTTCGACCGCGAGATTTACGCGCTGGCGTGCGCGAACATGCTGATTCATAAGGATGGCAAGACGAATCTTGAGCAGATGGATACTCGCTCGGAGGCTGCCTGCGAGTGGATGCAGTCCAAGCCGATTACGAAAGTGCTAATGAATCCGCCGTACGAGAACAAGTACGGCTGCATGACCATCGTCGAGAACGTGCTGGACAGCGTTCCGGCTCATACGCAGTGCGCGTTCATCCTGCCAGACAAGAAGCTAGAGAAGGCTTCAAAGACGCAGATGAAGCGGATTCTCAAGAACCATCGTCTGCGCAAGGTCATCAAGCTGCCGGAGGATTTGTTCTTCGGCGTTGGCATAACCACGAGCATCTTCGTGTTCGAGTCCGGCATCGGGCAGGATGGCAAGGAGTTCTTCGCCTGCTATATGGAGTCTGACGGTCTGGTGACGGTCAAGAACAAGGGACGCCACGACGTCTACAGCAAGTGGGCAGCTATCGAGGCTCATTGGGTCGATGTGGTCGAGAAGCAGTCTGGCGACGATACGTGCCAATGGGTAAATCCCGCCGAGCATTTGTCCTATCAGATGCCGCAGAAGCCGTTCGAGATTTTCGAGGAGGACTTCCGCAAGACGGCGATGGACTACCTGATGTTCCAGCAGGGTATCGACGCGAAGGAGTTCGGCGAGAAGCTACTGGATACCGCGATGTATTCGAGCCGCATGAGTGCCGACAACGAGTCCGTGACCATGACCATGCAGAAAGGTGGTGGTGATGATGGCGAAGATTGATACGAGCGGATGGCGGGAGTTTCGCATCGGAGACTTGTTCGAAATCGAGCCAACTAAAGGCGTGAATACGTACGGTATTTGTGATGACGGCGATGTTCCGTACATAGCCGCAAGTCGGGAAAACAACGGATGCTCTCGTCATGTGTCTTGTCCTGACGAATGGGTGTCTCGTGGCAATTGCTTGGTGTTCATACATATTGGCGATGCGGCAGCGGGTGTTTGCCATTATGTCAATGCTGATTTTGTTGGCATGAAAGGCAAGACATCATGTGCGTACAATGACCATATCAACGAAGCAATCGGATTGTTTCTCGCAAGCGTTATTACAGCGAACAATGCATCGAGATATTCGTTCTCGCAATCTTGGACGGGCAAGAGTCTGCTTGATACTGAGATTCTTCTTCCTGCTACGCCGTCCGGCGACCCCGATTGGGATTACATGGACGAGTACATGTCGGGCGTCATGGAAGAGGCTAAGGCGAGCCTTGAGAATATGGGCAAGGTCGAAAAGGAGCTTCATTCTGCCGACATTTCCGGCTGGAAACGGTTCACCATCGGGAGTCTGTTCGAGATTGAAAAGGGCACGCGTTTGACCAGGGCGGCAATGATAGACGGAGACACGCCGTTCATCGGCGCTACTCTTGAAAACAACGGTATAACGGCACGGGTGGGCAATACTGGACATGTTCACCCCGGCGGACTCATGACCGTTGCATACAACGGGCAGAAGGCAACGGGCAAGGCGTTTTACCAGCCGATTCCGTTCTGGGCGTCCGATGACGTTAACGTGCTCTATCCGAAGTTTTCTCTTACCGAGAACATAGCTCTCTTCCTTGCGCCCCTATTCTGGGAAGCAGGCAGGCCGTATTCTTTCGGAGACAAGTGGGGCAAGGACGTTATGGAGAACGATTGCCTTGTCTTGCCTGTCAATGCATCGAGTGACCCCGATTGGGCGTACGTGGACGAGTATATGCGAGACGTGATGGAACGCGCGCAATCCGATTTGTCCACTATGCAGTCAATCGGCTAA